AAAAAACCAGAAGAAGTAATGAAAGATGCTACTAGAGATTTCTGGTTAAATGCAGAAGAAGCTAAGGCATATGGAATTATTGACGAAATAATCGGAAGACCTTAATATATACAATATCATGAAAATACACATATACGTAAAAACATCAGATCTAGAAAAACTTAATACTATATTAAGTGATCCTTTTTCGGTAACAATAGATGAGTTTGTATTTTCAAATACTCAATTTAAATCTTCTACCATGATATCACTTTCATATGACGAGTGGGTTAGGTTAAACGATAACGAATCACTAATTACATTTCTATAATATGAGAAACAGAGAAACAGAAAAGGAACTATTCGTTGAGCTTATAAACTACCAGCTCAAGGATCATAATGTAACATATGAAGATGTTAAAGATAATCCACAATGGTATATGGAATACACTACTACTCCCGAAAAGGAAGAATTATTTCACAAACATATCATTAAAAGATCTAGAGAAGTTCTAAAGATAACTAAAAAACGAGCAGAGCAAGAAGCTAGCTGGTTTATACTACAATGGGGATTAACTACAAAATACCCTACAACAAAAAAGAGAGCATATACCGACAAAAGTGCTTCATCTGCCAAAAACTAGATTATTCTCCTAGGAAATGAGATACATATCTCATGAATGTGTTAGATCCTAATTGGCTCGTAAACGAGCCACACGACTTTGAATTAAAATACTATAAATTATTAGGCGCTAAGAAAACCTTAAAATCTAATTTAAGGAATGGTATGCTATTAAGTATTTTAGATGAGGTAGAAGAACATCTCTTAGAAATGTATAAGTTAAAGCACGGTAAAGAAGAAATTGATGTAAACCTCCGAATTTTAAAAGGTATAAACATAGATACTATGTCCATAGATTATGAATATCCCGAAGGAGATAAACATGTCAATGAAATGTATACCCTATGTGACAAGGCTATTGAAATATTTGAAGAAATACACAAAGATGTTAGAATGGTTTTTAGAATGGTAGAGCGTGGAATTAATGTCACCGAAATACCAGATACTAAACCTACTAAGAAACTTGCATATGCACTCGTAAAGATGAGTGATGATAAATTAGGAATATATTCATTTAAAGTTCCATCTCTTCTCACCCAAAACTGGAAAGATTTAAAACTTAATTTTGAAGGAGAATCTATCTACAACTTAAGGGCAATAACATTATTCATAGCAAATATTGAAGATAACAGCGAAGATTATCGTTTTTTTAGATGCAGTGTCAATGGAGAATTTGACTTAGATGAGATGATACTTCCCGTTCTAGCTTTTAAATTGTATAATCAGCTTAGGAAATAATCTTAAAGAGATATATAGATTAATAAAAATATACAAAACAAATGGCACACGTAGTTTTCGAAGATATCATAGGTTACATTGACAATCCATTGGATGCGATCCAAGGTGATTCTCAAGTATACACTATTAAATTATATAAAGACAATATAGGATTTAATTTAAATGCTTCTGCATATTCTAGTTTTACAATAAACTTATATGATGCAGGAACTAATTTAATCGCACAATACGCATCTCCTAGAGTTCTTGGAGTATCTTCTGAATTAACAAAGATAAACACGGATCCAGACACAGATGCAGTGTTTCAGTTTGAATTAAGTAGATTTACTACTTTAAATTTAGCACCTGGTAAAATATATGCGAATATAGTGGTAGTGAACGAAAATGTTTCACCTACTAAAATACAATCTTTACCTTTATTAGAAATAGGAACTATTATTTTTAATGAAAATAAACACGATCCTAGTCAACCCGGAACTACTCCATCTTTTGCAGAATATCTTTCAGGTGGAATGGAACCACTTTTNCATNTTCAACATCTTAACGGAGCACAGCCTATAGGACAGGGAAATATGTCATTAGATTCAGGAAGCCCCGGATTAGTTTCTAAAATGACATTTATGAATAGTGATTATAGAGGAATTAGAATATCTGTTCTTGAAAATTTCTTAATTAATAGAATCGACAAAGACGGAATCGAAGGTACTATAACCTTAGTAAATAGAAATGATACTGCACAATATTCCATATTTAATGTAATAGATTGGTATAGAATTAATTGTAGTTCAGGTAATTGCGTCGACGATATAGATGACGCTGTTCAGGTAGTGGTAGCCCATGAATCCTCATCAGAAGGACCTGGCGTTCACAAGAACAACTGGCTAGTTGGTGATGAAATAGGATTTAAATTGGATGTATATGGTTCTGCCCTTTCTTCATCAGATCTTAATAGAAAATCNAGTACTTCACAAGATAAAGAATTAATCCCTCTTACTACTAATGGAAATGTATCTAGAACAGGATGNTTCTTATCATCCACNCCNGAAGATAATCAATATATTGATGTAGAAATAAATGGAATTTCACTGTCTATAGGAAATGGTACCAAGAATTTATCAGGTTACTTTTCACCAGATGGAGGAACAACTTCAAGAAACTTCAGAGATCTTAGGGTTGGTGATGAATTAATACTAAATGCTACTGTTGCAGGTTATAATATAAATGAAGAAGATAGAGTTTCTTTCTTCTATGAAACATACGTATAAATATTTACGTAAAAACGTAAAAACATAAATTCTTAAAAAGACCACATTTTATTACTATAATCTGTGGTCTTTTTCCTTTTCATGGTAACTGTCTGTAATATATAAACAGATTCCGCAATAATGTGGAGTTGTGCAAAAAAAATTATATTTAAATAATATGGCACAAATTCGTTCAAAACAAATTTCTGACTTTTTAAGTTCAATTCAATGGGCTAATGTAGTACAAGCAGACAACGTTAAAATTGCAAACGTTTATGACGTAAAGCAACAATTTGACGTAGTTGACGCTTCGGTAAATTCTTTAGAATCTTATATCTCAACTGAGGTAGTTTCTTTAGAAGTTATTGATGCTGGTTTAGCTGCAGACATTCAAACTGAAAAAGACAGAATTGACGCAATGTTATCTTTATCTACTACAGATTCAGATTCATTCAAAGAAATCGTAGACTTAATTGCTTCGGTTGACACAGAAAACGATCAGGCATTTGCTGGTCACGTTCTAGAAATTAACGCTTCTGTTGATTCTTTAGAAGCACAAATCTCTACTGAGATTTCAACTACTAATACAGAAGTTACTGCTTTACAAGGGAAATCAGCTAATACTGATTCTGCTTTAGAAGATGAAATCGCAAGAGCTACTGGTAGAGAAAATGAAATTGAAGCTGCTTTACAAGCTGAGATCAATACTACTAATTTAGAAGTAGATGCTTTAGATGCATCTGTAAACTCTTTAGAGCTTATTGACGCTGATTTACAATCTCAGTTAAACTCTGAAATTGCTACTACTAACGCTGAACAAGATGCTCAAGACGCATCTATCGATTCTTTAGAAGGAAATGTTTCTTCTATCGATGTAAGATTAGGTAATGTATCTGGTGACTTAGTTGGATCTGTTGATTCTTTAGAAGTTGCTTTAGCTGCTGAAATTTCTGCAACTAATGTAGATGTTAATGACCTAGGTGAAGCTATCAATGCTGAAGCTACAAGAGCTGGACAATCTGAGGATGCTATCGCTGAAGCTTTAGCTGCTGAGATTTCTGCTACTAACGCTGATTTCGTATCTATTGACACGAGAGTATCTTTAGACGAAAATGCTTTAGCTGCTGAAATTGCTGAAACTGCAATAGAACAAGCTGCTCAAGACGCATCTATTAATTCTTTAGAAGTTGTTGATGGTACTTTATCTGCTAGAATTGAATCTGAAAAAGATAGAATTGACGCAATGTTATCTTTATCTACTGCAGATGCAGATTCATTTAAAGAAATCGTAGATTTAATTGGTTCAGTTGATACAACAAACGATCAAGCATTTGCTGGTCACGTTCTAGAAATTAACTCTTCTGTTGATTCTTTAGAAGGAAATGTTTCTTCTATCGACGTAAGATTAGGAGAAGTATCTGGTGACTTAGTTGGATCTGTTGATTCTTTAGAAGTTGCTTTAACTGCTGAAGTTTCTGCAACTAACGCTGATGTTCTTGCTTTAGAAAATGCTTTATCTGCTGAAATCGCTGCTACTAACACTGATGTTACATCTATTGACACGAGAGTATCTTTAGACGAAAATGCTTTAGCTGCTGAAATTGCTGCAACTGACGCTGATTTCGTACTTGATAGAGCTTCTATCGATTCTTTAGAAGTTGCTTTAGCTGCTGAGATTTCTGCTACTAACGCTGATTTCACATCTATTGACACGAGAGTATCTTTAGACGAAAATGCTTTAACTGCTGAAATCACTAGAGCTGGTTCTGTTGAAGCTGTTTTATCTGCTGCACTTTCTGCTGAGATAGCAACTACTGGTACTGAGCAAGTTGCACAGGATGCTAAAATAGTTTCTTTAGAATCTGTTGTTGCTGCCGGAGCAAGATACCAAACTCAAACAGCTGCTTTCGTATCTAATGATATATTCCAAGTTTCTCAAGGATTCCTCTTTGGTCAAGCTGACGATTTATCTGTATACGTTAACGGTGTATTTGTAGATTTCATCTCTCCTGACGGTATGACTTTTGACTTTACTGGTTTATTACAGTATAGAGTTGAAGCTTCTGACAAGGTGACTGTTCAAGGTATATTAGCATAATTTTATTATATCTTTTGATATAGTATATTAGCTTAATGCTTAATTTAAAGGCTCCTCGAAAGAGGAGCCTTTTTTATTAGAAATATATAGTAAAACAAATATATCCCGGCTTTAATGAACATAGGAATAACAATAGGACTACAGGCAGAATACGAATCTCTTTGGGTAAATGGAATAAAATTAAACGTATTAAATTTAATAGAAGCTCTTTCGTTCATAGATGGATATAACGTATATGCATTAGATACTAGTAGAAAGGTAGATGATTTATCTAAAGTAGTATGGGACACTAAAAAATACCCAATCCATAAATATACAGATAAAGTTGCAACGACTGATTTATTAATATTATTAGGCACATCTTTTAATAGTGAACAGACATTGCAATGTAAAAGGGATTTTCCAAATATAAAAATTATTAAATATCACTGTGGCAATAACTATGTAATTGATATGGAAAGAATTCTTTTCCCTAAAGATAAAGATATCAAATCTGCATGGACATACGGTCACGATGAAACATGGTATATACCTCAACAAGAACTTCATAATAAATCATACTATAAAACTATAGGAAGATTAACAGAGGACAAAGTAAAGGTAGTTCCTTTCGTATGGAGCCCTAATTTTATCAAAGAGTTTGAAGATATTGCGGTTAGCAAAGGACTTCCATCTGCATACTATGTTCCCGGTAAATTAGCAAAAAATAAAAACATAGGTTCGATGGAACCTAATATGAATGTAGTTAAATTTGTGATGCCACTATTGATGATAGCTGAAGATGCATACCGAATTCATGGTAAAGATGCATTTAATGAATTTTGGGTAGGAAGCGGAAAAGGATTATTAGGCAGTAAATATTTTATAGACTGTATTAAAGAATTAGATGTGACGACTAGTGGTAAATTAAAATTATGTTCAAGATATCCTGTTCATACTTTCTTAGCTGAAAAATGCGATCTAATATTATCCAGCCAATGGGACAATCCACTCAACTATGCATATTTAGACGTATTATACTTTGGATATCCGTTGATACATAATGCTCACATGATAAAGGATGCTGGATATTATTATGAAAACTTTGACACTACTAGAGGATCTTCTCTTATGATGGATGCAATAAGGTTTCATGATGAAATCCTAGAAACATATAATAAAAGAACAGAGCAAGTTTTATTTAGATACCAATCTAATAATCCTGAAATAATAAATACATATAAGAAACTAATAGAGAATGTGTTCGAACCAGGAAAACACACCCTATCAAATGAATATAACTGGAAAACAAACCTATATAAATAATGGAACTAAAGTTAAAAGAAGTGCTCGAGAACGTTGCAAAACCAAAGATAAGTATTATAATGCAATCTTATTTAGGTAATTATCCAGGCTCTAGAAAAGACCCTGCTGTTAAATTCATGAGAGCAGTTAAGAGTTTTCAAGAACAACTATACAAAAATTGTGAATTAATAATAGTAGCAGATAATTGCGAACAAACAAAACAAATATATCAAATACACTATCAACATGAATCTAATATTAGATTAGTATATGTTTCAAGACAGCCTAATGAAAGAAACACATATGTGAAGGATAGAGAAGGAATGAAATATTTTAGAGGATATCCTCGAAAAGTCGGAGTTGGTGCAGCTACTGGTGATATTATCACATATATGGATTCAGATGATTATTTAATGCCCGAATTTACAATCAGTATAATGTTAGAATATAACATTGCTCCTGATGCAATGTGGTGGATTAACCAAGCATGGTATGATCACAGTAGTATGGAATTTAAAAATGATGAAACGTTTGAAGATACTTTAATCTCTGAAAAAAAGGTAATACCTGAAATTAACGGAAAAGAAAGATGGAACGCCTCTAGAGTAAAGCCTGGTTTAGTAGTAATGAGCCCGTGGTTGTTAGTACATAGACCTACTGATAAAGTTCAATGGAGAGATACATGGGGATCTACGTCAGAAGATGCTGACTTTAACTCAAGATTAAGAAAAGAATATAAAGCTGGTTCGGTATTCTCTAGACCAATATACGTAAGGTGTCACTTTACTGATAAATGGGACATATAAAAATAATACTATATCCCAGCTTAAAATTACATATTAGGTCTCGATATCTAATATATACCAATAGTGGAACTAAACTCCGCTTATTAATAAATTAAAAAAAGTAACTATTCATGTCACTAATTAAAATCAAGCAAATCGACGGCTTACAGGCTGCGCTTGATCTGATTAACCAACACGTGGAAGCAGGTTCGTTAAAATCATCATATACTCAAGTCGGTCACGGCTTTGCAGCGGGTGTTGTTATAACTTACGTGGATTCAAGTTGGATACTAGCAGATTCAAGCAACTCTAATAAGTTGGGAAGATTGATCATTGAAAGTATTACTGATGCAGACAATTTTGTAGCCGTACAAATTGGAACTATTAACGTTTCAGCATGGCCTAAATTATCATCATTAGTTCCTGGAGCATTCTACGTTGTAGATAACACAGGGAACGGTACACTAGAAGATCATGTTAATACTGGAGATCCAGGTTTTGCGTACAGCAATCCTGTTTTACAGGCATTAACTACAACAACAGGTCACGTACTTCCGTGGAGACCATCTCAGTCGCCAACCGACCTAATTCAACCAGAAGAATTTACTCAAATGGGCTATTCAGCCATAACTACGGGTAATTATTCTACGACAGAAATCTCGTTAACGTTTACGCCTTTCCAAGATTCAACTGTACAAGTATTCTTAAATGGTATAGCTCTTGAAGAGTCATACAATGATAGAGCTGGTGATGTTTATTTCTCTAGAGATGGAGGATTAACAGCAGTAGCAGCAAAAGACTTAGATGCCGGAGATATACTATATTGGAACGGACAATCGGCTGGCTATGAATTAGCAGCAGATGATCAATTCGAAATAGTGTATGATAAAAGTAACTTAGACGAATAACAAATAAAAAATAAAAATTAATAAAAACATGGCAAATCCATTTATTAGTACTTCCGGTAATCAGGGTTATCAAGGTGCACAAGGAGCCGGCAATGTTGGAGATCAAGGTCTTCAAGGTGAGCAAGGTCTTCAAGGTGTACTTGGTTTTCAAGGTATCGTGGGTGAAAAAGGTGATCAAGGTTTCGAAGGTTTACAAGGTTTAGTCGGTGCACAAGGTATTACTGGTGATCAAGGTCTCTTAGGAGAACAAGGTCTTAAAGGTGATCAAGGTGTAGCGGGTGAAGTTGGTGAAACTGGACTTAAAGGCGATCAAGGAATAATGGGTACTCAAGGTTTCCAAGGAGAAAAAGGCGATACAGGTCTTACAGGTTTCCAAGGTGAACAGGGTATTCAAGGTCTTAAAGGTGACCAAGGCGATACAGGTCTTAAAGGTGATCAAGGTATTCAAGGTGAACAAGGTCTTCGAGGTTTTCAAGGAGATACTGGTTTCCAAGGTGAAACTGGTCTTAAAGGTGATCAAGGTATTCAAGGTGAACAAGGTCTTAAAGGTGATCAAGGTGAACAAGGTATCGAAGGTGCTCAAGGTACACAAGGTATCGAAGGTGAACAAGGTCTTAAAGGTGACCAAGGTGAACAAGGTCTTCAAGGTATCGAAGGTCTTCAAGGTCTTAAAGGTGACCAAGGTGAACAAGGTCTTCAAGGTTTTCAAGGAGAAGTTGGTACACAAGGTGCTGAAGGTGAACAAGGTGTTATCGGTATTACTGGTGCTCAAGGTTTCCAAGGTATTACTGGTACTAAAGGTGATCAAGGAGATCATGGTGCTCAAGGTATTCAAGGTATCGAAGGTATCGAAGGTATTCAAGGTCTTAAAGGTGACCAAGGTGATACTGGTATTCAAGGTGAACGTGGAGTAATTGGTGAACAAGGTCTTAAAGGTGATCAAGGTGAACAAGGTCTTCAAGGTTTCCAAGGTGAACAAGGTGTTGATGGTATCAAAGGTGATCAAGGAGAACAAGGTGTTGATGGTATTCAAGGTCTTACAGGTGCTCAAGGTTTCCAAGGTGTTATCGGTGAAAAAGGTGAAAAAGGTGATCAAGGTGTTATCGGTGAACAAGGTGAACAAGGTGTTATTGGTGTTCAAGGTGAACAAGGTGTTATCGGAGTTCAAGGTGAACAAGGTGTTATCGGTATTACTGGTGCTCAAGGTTTCCAAGGTATTACTGGTACTAAAGGTGATCAAGGTTTTAAAGGTGATCAAGGTGAACAAGGTCTTAAAGGTGATCAAGGTGAACAAGGTCTTCAAGGTTTCCAAGGTGATACAGGTCTTAAAGGTGATCAAGGTATAACTGGTGAAAAAGGTGATCAAGGTTTCCAAGGTACTGATGGTCTTAAAGGTGATCAAGGTTTCGAAGGTGCTAAAGGTGATCAAGGTTTCCAAGGTATTACTGGAACTAAAGGAGATAAAGGAGATCAAGGTTTCCAAGGTACTGATGGTCTTAAAGGAGATATTGGTGAACAAGGTTTCCAAGGTACTCAAGGTCTTAAAGGAGATATTGGTGATCAAGGTTTCCAAGGTATTGAAGGTGAACAAGGTGTTATCGGAGTTCAAGGTACTGATGGTCTTAAAGGTGATCAAGGTGAACAAGGTCTTCAAGGTTTCCAAGGAGAAAAAGGTACTAAAGGTGATCAAGGTTTCCAAGGTGTTGAAGGTGAACAAGGTATTCAAGGTCTTAAAGGTGACCAAGGTGATGATGGTATCAAAGGTGATCAAGGTGATCAAGGTATTGATGGTATTCAAGGTCTTAAAGGTGAACAAGGTTTCCAAGGTTTAATTGGAGATACTGGTTTCCAAGGTTATACTGGTGATCAAGGTGCAATCGGCGATACAGGTTTCCAAGGTACTACNGGTACTAAAGGTGATCAAGGTTTCAAAGGTGATGATGGAATTGACGGTGCTCAAGGTGCAATCGGTGATACAGGTCTTAAAGGTGATCAAGGTGAACAAGGTATAATTGGTCATCAAGGTTTCCAAGGAGATACTGGTATTCAAGGTGAAACTGGTCTTAAAGGTGATAGAGGTTTCCAAGGTTTAATTGGAGATACTGGTCTTAAAGGAGATAAAGGAGACACAGGTTTCCAAGGTGCAACTGGTGAAAAAGGTGACACAGGTTTCCAAGGTGTAGCTGGTGAAAAAGGTGATCAAGGTTTCAAAGGTGACGATGGAATTGATGGTGCTAAAGGTAATACAGGTTTCCAAGGTTTTGTTGGAGATACTGGAGCTAAAGGTACTAAAGGTGATCAAGGTTTCCAAGGTATTGAAGGTCAAATTGGTGTAACTGGTGAAAAAGGTGATACTGGTCTTAAAGGAGATATTGGTAATACAGGTTTCCAAGGTTCCCAAGGTTTTAAAGGAGATACTGGAGAAGTTGGTCAAAAAGGTGATCAAGGTTTCAAAGGTGATACAGGTATTAAAGGTGATACAGGTTTCCAAGGTTTTATTGGAGATACTGGAGCTAAAGGTACTAAAGGTGATCAAGGTGAACAAGGTATAGAAGGTATTGAAGGTGTTATAGGTAATCAAGGTTATCAAGGTCCTGAAGGTAACTTCGGTGGTGCTACATTCGAATACAAATTCAACACTACGTTGAGTGGAGATCCAGGTGTTGGATTTATTAATGTAAACGAAGCTGATCTTGCACAGTCAACTATTCTTAGAGTAGATGATTTAAATGCAGGTTCACAGGATGTACAACAATACTTAAGAACTATTGATGATTCTACATCTACCATCAAAGGTCATGTTAGAATATCTAATAAGTTAGATTCTTCACAATTCATGATGTTCTCAATATCTAATGTAAACGAAGTTAATACTTATTTCGAAATCACAGGTACTGCAATATTTGCTTCTGCATCTAATGTATTCTCTAAAGGTGAAGATTTAATAGTTACTTTCGCAAGAACAGGTGATAGAGGTGATAGAGGTTATACTGGTTTCCAAGGTGCAACTGGTGCAACTGGTCTTAAAGGTGATAGAGGTTTCCAAGGTTTAATTGGAGATACTGGAGCTAAAGGTACTAAAGGTGATCAAGGTGAACAAGGTCTTAAAGGTGATCAAGGTGCAATTGGACCAATCGGTATCAAAGGTCTTAAAGGTGACAAAGGTGATATTGGTGTTACTGGTTTCCAAGGTAACGTTGGTGCTCAAGGTGCAACTGGTGCTAAAGGTGATATTGGTGTTAAAGGTAACACTGGTGCTCAAGGTGCAGTTGGTACTAAAGGTGATAAAGGTGATACAGGTAATACAGGTGCTCAAGGTGCAGTTGGTGCTAAAGGTACTACAGGTTTCCAAGGTTTTATTGGAGATACTGGAGCTAAAGGTACTAAAGGTGATCAAGGTGTAACTGGTGCTAAAGGAGACAGAGGTCTTCAAGGTGTAATCGGTGTAACTGGTGTTAAAGGAGATCAAGGTGTTAAAGGTGATACTGGATTACAAGGTGTAATCGGTGTTAAAGGTAATACTGGTGCTCAAGGTGCAACTGGTGCTAAAGGTCTTAAAGGAGATCAAGGTATCACAGGTACTAAGGGTAATACAGGTGCTAAAGGTGATACAGGTTTCCAAGGTTTTATTGGAGATACTGGAGCTAAAGGTACTAAAGGTGATCAAGGTGCAACTGGTGCTAAAGGAGACAAAGGTCTTCAAGGTGTAATCGGTGTAACTGGTGCTAAAGGTAATATTGGTTTCCAAGGTGTAACTGGTGCTATCGGTGTTAAAGGTAATACTGGTGCTCAAGGTGCAACTGGTGCTAAAGGTGATATTGGTGTTAAAGGTAACACTGGTGCTCAAGGTGCAGTTGGTGCTAAAGGTGATGTCGGTAATACTGGTGCTCAAGGTGCTAAAGGTGCAACTGGTAATACTGGTGCTGTTGGTTCTAGAGGTTTCCAAGGTTATACTGGTGTAACTGGTGCTAAAGGTACTAAAGGTGATCAAGGTGTAACTGGTGCTAAAGGAGACAGAGGTCTTCAAGGTGTAATCGGTGTAACTGGTGCTAAAGGTAATATTGGTTTCCAAGGTGTAACTGGTGCAACTGGTTTAACTGGAGCTAAAGGTACTAAAGGTGATCAAGGTTATACTGGTGCTAAAGGAGACAGAGGTCTTCAAGGTGTAATTGGTATACAAGGTGCAACTGGTGCTAAAGGTGATATCGGTGCTAAAGGTAATACTGGTGCTCAAGGTGCAACTGGTGCTAAAGGTACAACAGGTAATACTGGTGCTCAAGGTTTCCAAGGTATAACTGGTCCTATCGGTGTTAAAGGTAATACTGGTAATCAAGGTGCAGTTGGTCCTATTGGTCCTATTGGTGTTAAAGGTACAACAGGTAATACTGGTGCTAAAGGTGATATCGGTGTTAAAGGTAATACTGGTAATCAAGGTGCAACTGGTGCTAAAGGTACAACAGGTAATACTGGTGCCGTAGGTGCTAGAGGTTTCCAAGGTTTTACTGGTCCTATCGGTGTTAAAGGTACGCAAGGTACTTATGGTGCTAAAGGTAATACTGGTGCTCAAGGTGCAACTGGTCCTATTGGTGTTAAAGGTAATACTGGTGCTCAAGGTCCTACTGGTCCTATCGGTGTTAAAGGTAATACTGGTGCTAAAGGTAATCAAGGTTTCCAAGGTATAACTGGTCCTATCGGTGTTAAAGGTAATACTGGTGCTCAAGGTGCAACTGGTGCTAAAGGTACAACAGGTAATACTGGTCCTATTGGTGTTCAAGGTGCTAAAGGTGCAACTGGTGGAACTGGTGGAACTGGTGCTCAAGGTGCTAAAGGTACAACAGGTAATACTGGTGCTGTTGGTGCTAGAGGTTTCCAAGGTTTTACTGGTGGAACTGGTGCTAAAGGTACGCAAGGTACTTATGGTGCTAAAGGTAATACTGGTGCTCAAGGTGCAACTGGTGGAACTGGTGGTACTGGTGCTAGAGGTTATCAAGGTTATACTGGTTTATCTGGGAATACTGGTGCTAAAGGTAATACTGGTGCAATTGGTCCTATAGGTGTTAAAGGTACGCAAGGTACTTATGGTGCTAAAGGTAATATTGGTAGTACAGGTCCAAGTGGTCCAACTGGTCCAACTGGTCCTATAGGTACTAAAGGTAATACTGGTAGTACAGGTGCTCAAGGTGCTAAAGGTGCAACAGGTAATACTGGTGCTGTTGGTTCTAGAGGTTTCCAAGGTTATACTGGTGGAACTGGTGCTAAAGGTAATACTGGTGCTCAAGGTGCTAAAGGTGCAACTGGTGGAACTGGTGGTACTGGTGCTAGAGGTTATCAAGGTTATACTGGTGGAACTGGTGGAACTGGTGCTAGAGGTTATCAAGGTTATACTGGTGGAACTGGTGGAACTGGTGCTAAAGGTAATACTGGTGCAACTGGTCTTACTGGATCTACAGGTTTCCAAGGTTCAACTGGTTTCCAAGGTACAACTGGTCCTTCTATGAGTAACTATAGAGTACACTCTAATCAATACATTGGTAACAGTGCAGGTGAATATGTGTACTATAATAATTCTAGTGCATTACAACAATTCTACATTAACTACTCAGAAGAAATGAGATTATACAGTAACGGTAACCTTCATGTTGATGGTGATGTTGTTGCATACTCAACTTCTATCTCGGATGCGAGACTTAAAGATAACGTGACTACTATTGAAGGAGCATTATCTAAGGTCTTACGATTAAGAGGTGTTGAATATGACTGGAATAGTGGTAGCAGAAAAGGTCTTCATGATCTAGGTCTTATCGCNCAGGAAGTAGAAGAGGTATTNCCAATGTTAGTAAGAGAACATGAAATGCCACTAATGGATGGTGCAGAAGACGGAACAGTTTACAAAACTGTTGACTATGAAAAAATGGTCGGTCTTTTAATCGAAGCTGTTAGAGAACTTGAAGCAAGAATTAGAACTTTAGAGTCTTAATTTAAACCTATCAAGATAATTTTAGAAAGGGTCCTCGAAAGAGGACCCTTTTTTTATGAGATATATAATACATAATATATTAATATAATATTAACTAATAAACTATTATCGAAATAAAGGTATAATTATAGATATGGATATACTAACACACGATACACCGCATCCGGGTATTAAACTCTACGTCGAAGACGTTCATAGGACTAAAACTCATTACATCTTACGTGGATGGATTGGATCCTCGTTTGGCGAAGTTTTAGGATTTTCAATAAATGAAGATAAAGCTACAGTAAAATTTCTAGGAATCAGAGAAGATGTACAGGAATTCTATGACAATATTCTTTTAAATAAAAATATGCAATTTAAGATGCATATACCTTTGAAAGATATAAACTCTATAATAAGCGTAGATATGCATAAGGGACCATCTATTCAAATAGGTTCAGTTTCAAAATGGATTGTATGTTATTCTGGATTCGCAAATGAAGATAAGGGAATTATAGTTGTAGACAATTTTTACAAAGATCCAGATCTGGTTAGATCATGGGCAATGAATGATCTTACTTACTCTCCTTCAAATTATCATAAGGGAGAAAGAGCTACTTCTAGGTTTATATTAGATGGAACAAAGGAAAAGTTAGAAGAAATAATAGGTAAACCAATCTATAATTGGAACCATGAACAATATGCAAACGGAATATTTCAATTCTGTACAGCAGATCAACCCATAGTTTATCATGTAGATAATCAGACATATGCTGGAATGGTGTATTTAACGCCTGAAGCTCCGCCAAGAACAGGTACTGCATTTTATAGAAGTAAAGTAACAAAGGATTATAAATTCAACGATGCAAAGAGAAGTACACAATCATATGTTGATGCATTTAAGGGAAATAGTAAAGAGATGAATTTTTACGATGGCACTAATTTTGAAAAAATAGATGAAGTAGGAAATGTATATAATAGACTTGTTTTATTTGATGCAAAAAATATACATGCTGCTACTGAGTATTTTGGAGATGCAATAGATAACGCAAGATTTTTCCACATGTTCTTCTTTGACGTATAACAATAAACAATAAAATAATATGACCTTTATGATCACTAATTCGCTTTGGCTAATTATAGCTGCACTTGCAATTTACAAACACATTAAACTTGAAAAAGAATTTATGTCAGAAATCAAAGATTTAAATGACGAAATAAATTTCTTAGAAGGTAAGGTTTTTGAACTATCTCCACAAGGATATGCAAGAGAAGAGTTGTGTGATAGGAAAAATCCATGGCACTCACAGATACACTGGTATCTTAAATCAATTGAAGAAAATACTAGAGAATTTTCAGAACAAGAAGTAAAACATTATGAAGATCTTATTGAATTAAATAAATGGTATCTCATATATAAAAAGAAACCATTACAGGGCTTCAGAAATAATTCAGTTATTTGGAAAAAATCATGGTGCCATAAATGGATGGATGGATTAGGATCTTTAGGATCATATGGAATTGGACATGACCACTGGATTGCACATGAATTTGAATATCATTTCAAAACCAATAAAGAATTCGCAGAATGGTTAACAAAATAAACAATAAACACCATACTAAAATTTATGAAAATTAACATTATTACAAGATGTACTCGAACGAGTAATTTATTAACTATCAAGGAAAATGTATTTAGTTCTCCTAAAGGAGTCAACTCTACATGGCATATCATATTTGATACAGGTGCTCTTAAAGATATTGACGCAGAAACACTTTCACAAATCAGTGGTAAAAATACTAAGCTACATTTCGTCGATGGAAAAAAAGGAGGAATGTTATATCCCGAAACATCTGCCCTAATCGAAACATTCAAAGATGGATGGATATACTTATTAGATGACGATAATATTCTTCATGAAGATTTCTATGCATCTATCAAGGGAAGTATTAAAGAAAACCCAGACGCATATGTACATTTAGTATCACAGCAGGTCGATGGTAAGGATTTTACAAATTTAGATGTAAGAATAGCTTCACCTAAAAACACAGCATATCAAAGAATAGACATAGCACAGATGGTGTTAAATAGAAGGGTATTCGATACTCAAAGTTTTTCAGCAGATTACGCGGCAGATGGATTCTTTATTGAAAAGGTATATAATGAACATCCTGATAAATTCGTATGGATAAACAACGTGCTATCACACTATAACTATTTACAGAAAGATGCTACTGCAAAAATACCAAAAATACTTTATATTGGAGATTCTGAACCAGATCTTAAATCTAGAAAGTTTTTGTCATATGAAGCAGATGAGCTGGATGTAAAGTATTTGAAGAATGATAATGATGTATATGATATCATTAATGAATTTAAACCCGATGCAATAGTAACAGACGGTGTCTCTTGGGAAGAATTTCCTACACTAGCCTCGCTACCCCTTCAATTCAGAAAAATATGGTATAATACGAATAAAGAAACAGAAGACGTAGGCGACGCAGCATACTTAGTATCTATGAACTCTATGTTATCTCCGTCTAACCTTGAAGATGACCAGATGATATCATTCTTTACACCTATATATAATACTGGTCAGAAATTATGGAACACATATGCATCCATAAGAGATCAGACATACTCTAATTGGGAATGGGTTATTGTTAATGATTCAACAGATGGAGGAAAAACATTAAAAATAGCCGAAGAAATTCAAAAGTTAGATCCTAGGGTTAAAGTATATGATTTTAGAGAGAAGAGTGGAGGATGTATTGGAGAATCTAAGTATAGATGCTGTGCACTTGCTAAGGGATATATCTTAGCTGAATTAGATCATGATGATTTATTAGTTAAAACAAGTGCAGAAGATTTACATAAAGCTGCACAAGCTCATCCTGATTGTGGATTTTTCTACGGAGACACGGCTGAAGTAAATGAAAATTGGGTAAATAATAAATATGAGGCTGGATTTGCATTAGGCTACGGAAACTACAGAGATGAAGAGTATGAAGGTAGAATGCTAGCACCTGCAAACCAACAGAATATAAATCCTAAAACTATTAGACATATTGTTGGTGTTCCTAATCATATTAGAGCATGGAGAAGATCTACTTATTTTGAAATAGGTGGACATAATAGGAGTTTAACAATTGCTGACGATTTTGAATTAGTAATTAGAAGTTTCTTGAAATCTAAGATTTGTAGAATTCCAAAATTAAGTTATATTCAATTCTTATATAATAATGAAGGTGGAAGAAACACTCACGATTTATCACGAGCAGATATCCAAAGAAGAGTGAGAACAATAGCCTCTCATTATAACGAACAAATAAATGCAAGATTCTTAGAACTTGGATTGGAAGACTGGGCATACGATGAGAATCCTGAATATCCTATTGCAGCAGAATCTAGATATGGAGATGCAGAAGGATATGCTAATGTAATATACAAAGAGGATTTAAATAATAAATAGATCTTCAAATAATACAGATAGATATAGTATGAATACTCCAATTAAATCATTTACACAGTTTATTAGCGAAAAGCTTAATGAGCAAACAGATCTATTCAAAGTATATTTAGCAATAGATCCTGACAGTGGACACAGATGGTGGAGTTATAAAGGTTTCGCAGCAGACAATTTCTTTATTCAAATCACACTTGATAATTATAAAGATATTGACATCAATAAAGACTATCCTATTCTTACATATAACTCAGCTGTAGTTGAAAAATTAATAGAGGAGAAGTTAGTCAAAAAAGAGAATGTATATAATAGACCTGAATTTATCAAACAATCTGGCTCAAAAGCAGAATTTCACAAGATAGTAGATGGAGATGAAAACATACCTAAAACATTCCACTCCGAGAAAGAAGCTCTAGATATAGGATTTCCTATAATTGCAAAACCAGCAGAAGGTCATTCAGGTATAGGTATACAGATATTTAAGAATAAAGAAGAATGGGATAAAGCAGATCATTCTAAATTTGATGTTTATTCTGAATTCATAGATAAAAAATCCGAACATAGGCTTATTAATTTTAAAGGAACTCCTTTCTTTTGGATGGAAAGAGAACCTATGAATGATAAGGCAAAATCAGGTAAAGGTAAAGGAGATGAAGAAATGAGTTTCAAATACATCAAGCATGATATTTCAAAGTTACCTTCTAAATTCAATACGCTTGTTGAGAAGTTTTGTAAAATGTTCAGCGATCTACCATACATATGCTTTGACATAATGGAAGACATGGATGGAAAGCTTTATATTATTGAAAGCAATTCACAGCCCGGAGTTCCCTATGATTCTACCGTACAGATATACAGACAGTTGTTTAATGATTTCTATGGAAGAGAAGTAGACAAAGATACTAATACTAAATTAATAAAACTTTCAAAGGATCTAGATGCTAAAACATTAGACACTGATAGTAAAAGATTCGAAATAAGAAAATAATATGGGATATCCAGATATGCAATGTTTACATGTGAACCTATGGGTTCATCATTTAGAAATTGATACACTATTCGACTTCATTAATAAGAGAACTGATAAAGTTCCAGTATATTGGTTAGCAAAGGAACAATGTCCTCCATCAATAACAGGAGGCTATGCTGAAATATCGGTTTCTTATAATACATACTCTGTAATTAGAAGAGTAAGATTACACGGAACTTTTAATTCATAATAATAAATCACCCCAATAAGAATGAATAAACTATGGCTAAGATTAGCCTTATGTGTATATGCGTTGATATACACTGTAATGTTACCTCTGATACTAGGAATAGAGAATAGCTATAGCGACTATCATGAAATAAAACCATTCTTATTTCCAATAATAACAATTGCCGTTTCTTCTGGATTATGGTTACATAAAAAGATAGAATGGAAAGTAGCAGCTTCATTCCTAATAATAGTTGCATGTTTTAATCATGTCAATTGGCCTATCATACACAATTCAGCAGCTATCATATTCTTTATAATATCTACGTTCATCATGATCATGGATAAAAGGTTTAGCCTCTTCGGAATATTATCTACAATTGCGTATGTTCTTCTCTTTATTGATATAGATCAAAATCTATTTTTATTTGAAGTCGTACAGATACCTTTAATATCACTTTACCACGCATCGAGGGTTATTTACCTAATAAGGTTAAAGAACAAACATTAACTTTATTAAAAATAAACTGCTAAAAGTTTTTTCGGGTCAATTATTTTGCTTATATTAGCTATATAATAATTAATCAATCAAAAAACATGTCACATATATTAACATTCGTATTACGAAATGCCTTAGGAGATTCAACTGCTAATGGCCTAACTTCGAGAGAAGATTCCATTATTTTACATCACGGTCATGATATTGATCTAGCAGATTTAACGTTGATTCCAGACGATGAGCTAGTTTTAGTAGAAAGAGAACTATTCGGTAAACCTGCATGGTATGCTAAACCTGCAGGATTATTAAAATCAAACAAACACTCTATGTTCGGTGGAAACTTCATCTACACATCAGATTCAAGATTCCCATCAATCGCACCTATACAGGTTCACGATAGAGTTGAAAACAACTATTAATAACTTTTTTGAAAATAAACAGCTAAAAGTTTTTTTATCTCAGATAAATTTCTTATATTAGCTATATAATAATTAACTAAATTAAAAATGATGCAATTAACAGAATTGAAAATCTACGCAGAAAAACTATCTAAAGAAAATCCGGATCATGACACAGAAATCAGAGATCTTTACTTTTTAGCACATGACGAAGTAGAATCCGGAGAATCAGAACAACATGAGTGTCAACTTGCACTTTCAGATATGGATCAACTTATATCTCAATAAACATGATTAGAAAGAAACTACACAAACACCAAGATATGCCAATCGTTATAGATTTAACGGGGCCAGATGGCAATGCATTTGCACTACTTGCCTATGCTAAAAAGTTTTCAAAAGACTTAGATAAACCGTATGATCAGCTACTTAAGCAAATGCAAAGTGGAGATTACGAGAATTTAATCAGGGTTTTTGATGATGCATTCGGAGACTTCGTTATTCTAGAGAGATAAGAAACATTTAATAAAAGTCAAGTATAATATATATGACACGAAAGAAAAAGGAAATAAAAGTTATTCACGTTAAAAAACCTAAAATAGGAGAGACGTACTTTTTCTATTTTGCGGGTTCTATTAATTCAGGAGTAATTACAAGAATTGACGAAAAGCTGACTAAACATTATGGATATGACTATTTCATAATAGAAGCAGAATCTCATGGTTCTAAAGGAGATTCTCAGATTTTTAAATACCCTGTGTCAATATATGACATTAGAAAAACTAATCCTTATAAAAACAAATAAACATGTATAGTATATCAGACTTAAAGAATATGTTATTTATTGACATTGAAACTTCAACGGCAGCTGCGGACCTTGACGGTTATGCAGAAATTATCGGAGACAATGCATACTCTCATTGGGAAAAGAAAGCAAAGTACGGTAGACAGAGTAAATCAGAGTATGAAGGAGTTTCAGATGCTGAGATGTATATCAAGGATGCTGCTCTTTATCCTGAATTTGGACGAGTAGTAGTAATTACAATCGGACAGATCACCTTTCCAGATGGCATTACACCAACTCCTAAAGTAAAGTCTTTTTATGGAGATGATGAAAAAGAATTACTTAAAGAATTCATGCATACTATGGGTCTTATATTTAATAAGAATCCTAAGATCCAAATAGTAGGACATAATATTAAAGGATTCGATATGCCATACCTTATTAAAAGATCTATTATAAAGAGAGTTGAAATCCCACAGCAATTACATTTACAAAAATTAAAGCCATGGGAAAACTGTCTAGTAGATACTAATGACATTTGGAAATTCGGCGGATGGAACGGTGCATCACTCTCTATGATATGTGATCTTTTAGAAATTCCATCACCTAAGCAGAATATGTACGGCGGTGAAGTATCAGAAGCTTATTATGCAGGAAGATTAGAAGAGATTAAAGACTATTGTGAAGATGACGTAGTAGGAACAATGAACGTTCTTTTAAGAATGTCTGACATGGAATTAGTATTTAATGATCGAGTAGAAGTTCCGTTTTAATTTAAACTTTTTTGAAAATAAACAGCTAAAAGTTTTTTTATCTCAGAAAATTTGCTTATATTAGACCTATAATTAAAAAAGATAAATATGTTTGAAGATTCAGAAGATCAACATGGAGAAGAACGCGATGAAATCGCACAGATAAAATTAAATGCAGAAATGGAAGAAAACCTCTACGACCTAAAGGATAAGCTAGTTAGAAATAATTGGATATTGCTTCTAGAAAAAGGAGTAGATTTCAAATCAATGAAGGAAAACGAACTCGATACTGTACCTATTATAAGAACACTTAATCAAATGATAGAATGGTTTCAGGAAGTTGAAGAGTATGAAAAGTGCGCCCACATTAAAAAGATTATAGATTCTCAATAAATCACAGCGCCGAGTATCGGCCTTAATGGAATGAAACATACTCATACGAAGAAGTATAAATAATATATGGAAGATAATATACACATTGCTAGGATTGCAACTGCCCTTGAGAAAATTGCAAACTTGATGGAAAATCAAGAGAAAAGAGATATCGTTCAAAAGAAAACAAATATCAAAGGACTTAAGGAGGCTGTTAAAACACGAAAGAATGAATTATTACAACACGCTGCAAATAGAAAAAACAGCAACGCAGGAGGAAGTAAAAAGAGCTTACCGAAAACTAGCTAAAGAATATCATCCTGATAAAAATAAAGGAGATGATAGTCTATTCAAGAACATTGCCAATGCATATGAAACGCTAGGAGATGTAGATCGCAGAAGAGAATACGACATTAAAACGTATGGTGGTAATAATCCATTCGGAAATTGGACAGGTTCATTTCAGGATATGTTCGATGACATATATGGAGGTTCCGCTAAGGGAGAAGATGTTACAATTACAATGCTTCTTTCTTATGAGGATGCATATTATGGAACTTCTAAATATATAGATTTAGGATATAACGCACTTAACGTCAATATACCAAAGGGAGTATATAGCGGCATGAAGTTGAAGATTTCAGGCAAAGGTCGACCACATCATCTGAATAGCACAAGTCCTCCTGGAGATTTAATAATAATAATTCAACTAAATCCTAGGGCAGATCTAATATTAAACGGAAGTGACATATACATTGATGCATTCGTACCATTCTTCGATATGATTCTCGGAACTGAAATCGAAGTATCTACTCCGTTTGATACTCTCAAGATAAATGTACCACCCGCCTCTCAAAATAATAAGATATTAAGAATTTCAGGCAAAGGGTTTCCGATATATAGAAAGAACAGCAACGGTAACCTTATGGTAAAATTGCATTCGACACAGTCTAATCTTAGTGATAAGCAATTAGACTTAATACAAAAGATAAAAAAATTAGCGCATGAATAACTTAGGAGATTTTGACGAAACACCCGGTTCAAAAAGGAACAAAATAGATGAATTTGAAATCAACAACAGTGTTGAATCCATTGCATTTATAGAACAGCTTAAAACCTCATCTAAGGATATTATGATGGAACTAATATATAAGGCAATAATAGAAAACGAAATGGGTGCATTACAGAACGATGTACCTGTATCTGAGAAAATTGAAGCATTGCAAACAGTTATCCGATACTTTAGTGAAAAAGAAGAATATGAGAAATGTTCTGATCTTAAACAAATAATAAATAAAATATGCTAATAATCAAAGTAGAGAATGGTAAAATAGAAAAGGCACTCAAAACCTTAAAAAGAAAAACTATTAAAACTAAGCAAAATAAAAGACTTAGAGCTAATAAACATTTTTCAAAACCATCTGCTGTTAAAAGATTAGAAATGCAAAAGGCAATATATCGTCAGAATAAATCTAATTCCGATAGCCAAAATACCTAAATTATAATAACATATCATTTTACCATAAAATACAACAATACCGTGTTAAAATGAATATATAAATTGACATTAATTAAGTGTCAATTAAAAACTGAATCTACAAGAAATGGAGGAATCCTTTGGAGATGATAGAGATTCGCTAATGCGATCTAGTTATTACACTATCACTAGAAATTTTACTAAAACCATTAATAGATTTATCGTATTCAGCGAAGGCAAAGATACGATAGAGATACCCCANGGAGAGGGTCAAAGAAGTAGATTCATAGAAATATTAATTGAATACTTTGAAGAACTAGAAGAGTATGAAAAATGTGACACTCTTTTACAGTTAAAGAAAACTGTCATAATGGCAGGTGACTAAAAATATAAAACTTAATGAGCAAATCCAATTCAAACAGAAATGAAAATAATACCTCTGATAATAACAAGAAGAAGTATGGAATTAAAGAGGAGAATTTAAAAGGAGTACAGTTAAGACAATCACAAAAGCGATACGTAAACACAATATTAGAGAATGAAATAACGCTATGTTCGGGTCCAGCCGGAACATCAAAAACATTCACAGCATGTTATACTGGATTGTTGCTTCTAGCAAGAAAAGAAATAACACAAATAGTATTATGTAAACCCATTCAGGAAGCGGGTGAAAGATTAGGATTTTTGCCAGGAGACATTGCTGATAAAATAGATCCATTTATGCAATCTTATATTTCAAATATTTCGAAAATAGTTGGACATGAAATAGCACAGAGTTTAGTAGAAAAAGAAGTTATCGTTTTTAGGCCAATGGCATATATGAGAGGTGATACATTCGATGATTCTTTGATGGTTTTAGATGAAGCGCAAAATGCAACGTTTAAACAACTTATGTTATTCGTTACTAGAATGGGAAAGAAATCTAAAGTTATAATTACAGGTGACGTCAGTCAACATGATATCAATAGAAGAGACGTTGGTCTTCCTTCTTTTACAAACTTAATGAAAGGTATTAAAGGAATAGGAGAGCATGCCTTTACAGAAAAGGACATTGTTAGAGCTAAAATTCTTCAAGAAGTTGTAAAAAGATATGACAGATGGAAAGAGGAAAACGAACCTAATTCATAGTCTTTTTGTAATACCGTAAACAATATACGTTATGTTGGTATAACTTCTATATACAATACAAACATGGAAGCAAAATACATTTCACTTAAGGGTAGTTTTAATGATGATAGAAATATTACAGAAGTAGGCCTCGATGAAGCAGGGAGAGGTGCTTTAGCAGGTCCAGTGACCGTCTCTGCATGTGTAATGCCATACGGTTTTAGCCATCCCTTGATTAAAGATTCAAAACTTCTCAACGAATCTCAGCGAAAAGAAGCTAGAGAAATAGTAATTGATAATGCAATATCGTATACCGTACAGCATTGTTTTCCTGAAGAGATAGAATCTACTAACATACTTCGAGCTACATTAAATGGCATGCATAAGTGTCTATCTGCATTGGAAGAAAATAAAGATAATTTCGATTTTATACTAGTAGATGGCGATCAATTTCACGGATTTAACGGAATTCCATTTGAAACCATTGTCGGAGGAGATAATAAATATACATCAATAGCAGCAGCTTCAATATTAGCTAAAACCGAAAGAGATATGTTAATGAAAGAAATGGACGAAAAGACGCCCGGATATGGATGGAATTCTAACAAAGGATATGGAACTAAGCAACATATTTCTGCTATTAAGGAAATAGGACCATCTGATCATCATAGAGATTCTTTTATCTCACATCTACTAACTACTACAACATCTTTATTCTAATGAGAGGACTTCTAACAGGAATGTTATTGTTCTTAACGGGACAGACAATGATATGGTTTCAAAGCAATGGACAGTTTATTTCCCCATGGGCAAAGAAAAATCCATGGATTATATCAATGATAGGAGGTACGGTTATAAGCTATATGTTTATTAGAGCAACTGCATTCATTGCAGCCTACTATGATGGAGCCTTATGGCCAGGAAGATTTATTGGATTTTCTATGGGAATATGTTCCTTCGCTTTCTTGACATGGTATTTTATGAATGAAGGAATTAACGCAAAAACAATGGTTTCATTAGGCCTTGCGTTTGCACTAATATGCGTACAACTTTTATGGAAATAAATAGCGTAACCCTAGTCCTTACTTCATGTGGAAGAATGGATCTCTTAGAAAAAACACTAGATTCTTTTTTTAAATTTAATACATACCCTATAGATAGATTTCTAATAACTGAAGATTCGGAAGATCCTGTTATATTTGAACAATGTAATGAGCTAAACAAGAAGTATGGAAATATATTAGAATTTATATTTAATGAAAAAAAACTAGGTCAATCTAAATCAATAGACAAGGCATACCAAACAGTTACTACTAAATACGTTTTTCATTGTGAAGAAGACTGGGAATTTTACAGATCTGGATTTATAGAAGATTCTATTAGAGTATTATCAGGATCTCCTAAAATATTACAAGCATGGATTAGACCTAAGAATGATAGAATATTAAATAAGATTTCGGAAAAGATATTTGAAATTAATAGGATGAAGATACGTGCAGTACTACCTGCTAGCTTTTCAACGGGAGATGTTAATGAAGACGGAACCCCTATGTTTGTAAAAAATTATATGGGATTTAGCTGGAATCCAGGTTTAAAAAGAATCTCAGATTATAGACTATTAACAAACGGGTACACGGGAATGGTTAGAGAACATCTAATAGATCATTGGTATAGAGACAATGGATATTTAGTAGTAAGCCTATCATCTAGCGATGGAGAAGGATATGTTAAACACATAGGATGGGACAGAAGAGCAGGAGATCCTGGGTTTGTAGGATAATATAAAGTATGTTTAAATAATATTGAGCCTGGATTCGTCCGGGTTTTTTTATGTAAAATAAACAGCTAAAAGTTTTTTTTATTCAATTAAATTGTTTATATTAGCTATATACTAATTAATCAATCAAAATGGAAGATAAGAATAAAAAACTAAAGGAGGTAAGTTTGACACTTCAAGAATGGCTTGACGCTCTCAAGGTTCCTACTCCACATCGTAATAAAAAGAAATACCTAAGAAGAAAGAAACATAAGGGAAAAGAAGACTAATTTTGAAAATAAACACCTTAAAGTTTTTTTTATTCAACTATTTTGCTTATATTAGCTATATAATAATAAACAAGTATAAACTCAAATAAATTATGAAAGTATCAAACATCAAATCTAACGGATCAGGAAACAATGCAGCCGCTAGATCTTCATTCCCTACAATCTTAACAGCAATATCTTTATACAAAATGAGATTTAGCGAAGAAGATATTATTTCTAAATTCCCCGAAGATTCCGAATATCACATCGGCACTCGATTTAATGATAACGAAACAATAGCATACAGAATAGGATCTGCTCTTGTTCGAGAAGCCATTGTAGAACTCAGGACAGAAGATCCTATAATACTAGAAGGATATATTAAAGCATTTGTAGATTCTTTAAGCGGATCAGAAATGGATGTTATAATAACAGACGGATTAAGAGATTGTGCAGGAGCCGATCACTGGTATACTTTTGAGAAAGAATGGTAATGGATATCCACGAACGCATATCAAGAATCGAGTCAACTACACATATTGTTAGAATCGAAGACAGTGTAGTATATCGACAGAATGGATGGGAATTATTAGGAGATAATTTATTCGTGCATACTGAAGATCGATTGCTATTCATGGACTTAGATGTAATGACTCTCGAAGAAGCATGTGATGCTGAAAGAATGCTCTTCAAAATAAAAAAGAAACTAAATATAAATAACTAATATAAAATACATGGCAGCAGATTACGGATATTGTTGTATAAATATGACTCTCAAAGAACAGTCTAATATATACGTTGGTAGAAAAATGATTAAAAGAACCTTCGAGGCAAAGGGTATTAAATACGCTTCAGAACTCGCAGTTCTTAATATCAAGGACATGATAGAAATTATCAAGTGGAATTACAAAAACAACATAACAATGTATCGTATGTCAAGCAATCTATTTCCATGGATGTCGGAATATGAATTATCTGAACTTCCAGATTATGACAAAGTATGTAATCTAATGAAAGGTGCCGGCAAACTCGCTAAACAATATGGCCAAAGATTGACATTCCATCCAGGTCCATTCAATGTACTTGCTTCTCCTAACGAACGTATAGTTCTTAAAGCTATTAAAGATCTAAGGCAGCATGGCGAAATCATGGATATGCTAGATTTGCCACAAACTCCTTATGCAGCTATCAATATTCATATTGGTGGAACCTATGACGACAAAGAAGCTACTAAGAAAAGGTTTGCTGAAAACTTTAAACGCCTTACTCAAGGTGCAGCAAACCGCCTAGTTATAGAAAACGACGACAAAACAGCACAATATTCTGTACAGGATTTATATGATATACATCTTCTTACACAGAAGACGCCTATTACGTTCGATTATCACCATCACTGGTGTTACGAAGATCCAATGCCAGAAAAAGAAGCTCTAGAGCTTGCAGCTAAGTCATGGCCAAAGGGAATTCGTCAACTTTGCCACTATTCTTCATGTAAACAAATACACGAAGATGCTACGCAAGGTAACAAACGTGCTCATGCTGATTATGTATATGATTTTATCGAAACATACGGAATGGATTTAGATATTGAACTAGAAGCAAAGGCTAAAGAACTTGCACTCACAAGATACAAGAAGCAGTTTCTAGAAGCATTAGTATAAATTAGATATATACTAAATAAATATAATATTGTCACACATGAAATTTGTACATACATTTGAAGAGTGGAACGAAGTTTCACCCGAGTTAACGGCACATATTGCCGAAGGATTAAATTTAACTAATTCATTCTTTAGATTAGGATCAGATGCATACTCTGCATTATTTGAGGAAGTAAAGCAATATTGGGATAAGAACAATATTATTTTAAAAGGACCTTCAGGATGGATGGCTAAAAACCTAGAAATAGGAAAAGCAGCAGTATACACTCCAAGGGGAGGTAATCAAATTAAAGTAAAGCTAGATTCTCCCGACAGAGGAGGAAAGAAAAAGTTTATAGTTTATCGCAATTCCGGAAGAACTGATAAAGAAGGAAACATCGTTGCAAAAAAAGTAGAATGGGGAGATCCTAGTTCAACCATAAAGAATGACGATCCCGGAAGAGCAGCTAATTTCTGGGCAAGGCATGGATGTGACAAGGCAGCGAAGATGGATCCTATGAAACCTGGATTTTGGGCATGTTACTCGAGCGTGATGTTTTCAAAACAATTAGGTCTTAAATCTGATCAACCTTGGTAAATTAAAATGGACCTACTCTATTTAAAGAAACTCATGAGATTTACGATGATATATACTGTATGGTAGTGTATAAAACAACAAATAAATTAAATGGTAAAATCTATATAGGTAAAGATGAGTCAAATAACCCATCGTATATAGGTTCCGGCGTCATTCTTAAAAAAGCAATCAATAAATACGGTAAAGATAATTTTATAAAGGAAATACTTGAGGAGTGCAATTCTCGTGAATTGTTGAATGATAGAGAAATATATTGGATTGATAAATATAAATCAACTGATCACACTATAGGATATAATATAGCAGAAGGAGGAAATGGAGGTAACACATACTTTGGCAAAACTGATTCTGAATTAATAGAAATTAAATTAAAGATTAGCAATTCACTTAAAAACAGGGTATTTACTGAAGATCATCGTAATAAATTATCAGAGTCTGCATCTAAAAGAAAAGGAAATAAACCATGTAAGTTTAAAGGCCAAAAAATGGAAGATTATTTGGGTGATGAATATTCAAATGAAATAAAGAATAAGATTAGAAATAGCCTTAAATCGTACTATAAAGAGGGCATGCCCGAAGAGCATAGATTAAAAATATCAGCCTCACTGAAAGGTAATAAATTAGGACCTATGAGTGACGAACATAAAAACAACTTAGCCAAATCATTTAAGAAAAGAGATGATATTAAGAGAGAGAAAACAATACAANGGTATATTAGATCTCTTGATTCTTTCTTAAACGAAGGAATTGATAAATCTAATTATGACGAAGCAAAAAAGATATATAGGCGTGCTAAATATAAAGGATTAGACTTATCTAAATACGAAGAGATGGTTAAACAATTTAAAATAATTTCAAGTGAAAGAAGATCAGAAGCAAACAGAAATAGATATAAGTGAATTAATGGTAAATAAAGACTGTAAATGCGAAACATGTAAATGTGGCAAAGAATCTTTCGATGAAATGATTCAGCATATAGATGATCAAACTAAGCCATTTAAAGAGACTATTATATCTGATAATGAAATTATTAGAGAATTTATCCCGGGCCAACCTCCTCATCTTTTCAAATGGCACTTCGACGGAGAAGACAGGGTGATAGAATCTATCGAGGAAAATGATTGGAAATTCCAATTCGACAATAAGATACCCATTCCATTAAAGGGATATATAGAAATAGAAGCCGGAGAATATCATAGAATCATTCAAGGTACCACTCCTCTAAAATTAAAGATAACATTAAAATAATGAAAGATACTCAAACATTTGAAGAATTCCTTAACGAAAATATTTCGTTTGATAAAAAAGGTATTCAAGCTAAATTAGAAGACAAGCTTAGAATTGCTAAGATCGCGATCAAGAAGTGGGGAAAGATGTACAAGCCACATAAAAAGGATGTTAAAAAAGCAATAGAATCTGGTAAATTACCTAGTTATAAAAAACCTTTAATGGTTCAAGGTGATGAAAAGCAAGACAGCTACGATATATTCGAAGGAAGAAATGCTGTTAAATTAGCAGAGAAGATTTCTAAAGTTATTAAGAAATATAAGAAATATGAAGTTGATCAATCTTCAACTGGTGCAGCTGCCGGATGGTCTGGAACAATGAGATCTACGATAGGTGGTACTATCGAAGGAAGATCAAATTTTAATCCAGGTGGTGGTAGAAGTTTCTTAATCGCTGTAACATGTGGTAGTGGAATAGATTCTAAGATTAAAGATAAAATGTTCCAAGAAATATATGAACTTATGTTTGTATTAGATCAGTATAACTCATCAGATGGTGGAGTAATGTTTGATTATAGCGAAGGTACAAACTATGACACAATTGGATTAACTAATAGCTCTTACTCATTGAGTAACTCGCGACAATTAATAGATATAATGAACAACCATTAATATGAAAAATCAAGAACAAACCAACGAAGGAAGTAGAAGAGATCCTGAATCAATTAGAAAGGAATACAAGGAACTTAAAAAAGCATCAATCAGTTATTTAAGAACTGAATGGAGTAGAAGCTTTAGAGTAGGAGATCCTAAGGGTACAGACAAAACTGGACTTATAAGTGATATATTAAGAGCAAGGCATGGTAATAAACATGTTGACGCTGCCTTTGAATCAGAGATCACCGAAATTAGACGTTCTAGTGTATCAGGTACCATGTCAGGTTCTGTTTATTCTTTGGAAGATAGAAAATATGAATTAAAGAAAGATGTAAAGGGTGCTAGGATTGGAGACTTTATAAATGTAACTCTTCCGAAGGGAACAATCATCTATAATTTACCAGGTGGTCTTTTCGCAGATCACTTCTCATTAAAATCTAGATATACTACACCATACGGCAATGGACCTAAGTGGTTAAGTCAGTCATGGGGTCAAGGAGTAAGCATTCGACAAATGCCAGAAACACTATCATCTATTGAAAAGAATTCTAAAGTACTAGAATCAGCAATCACTGAAAAGAGAGAAGATGTTGGTAAATACAACACTGTTAAAAAAGTAATTGCTAAATTAGGTAGAAGACCCTCAGAACAAGATCTTGCATCATTTATTAATAAAAACTATTATGATGTTACAGAAGTAGAACGAGGAGATAATGATCCAAGTGCCGATGACAAGATTGCAGACTTAGTAGGATTTTACAAGTTTGATATTGATGATTGGGAAACTGCATGGGAAGATGCTCAAAATGAATCAGCAGTTATTGAAAGTGGAATGTCAGATATTCACATGTTTGCAAATGATGCTAAGAACATTAATGATTTTATCAAAATGTTCTTTAAAGAATTTGGTGATAAAGTTAAAAAAACAGCAGATACTATTGACTTAGCAAAAGAATTGTATACTAGCATGATCGATGAATCAGCAGTTACTGAAGAAGTTGTATATAATAGTAGTAATACAAAACCAGAGGCTGCTAAAAAAGCAACAAAGGAATTTGGAAAACTATTACCTAAAGCAAATAAAGGAGTTGAACCTTATGTATTTGCAGTAATTAAAACTAAAGCTAGAAATTATAGATTAGCTATTAAGTCTGGATCTTACGTTGCACATGAATTTATGTCAGGTCTTAAGGAAGATGGTATATTAACAGCAGATATAGTAAAGAAAGCAGTTGCTAATGTTATTAAATTAAATCCAGAGGAATTCAATGAATCAGTAGTTACTGAAGCTAAATTTAAGGCAGGTGATAAATGGCAATGGAAAACAAAGTCTGACTCCAAGGTTGTAAAAATAATAAGAGTCGAATCAAACGGAGATATTATTGCAAAAGAAGATGGAAAATCACAAAAATTCATTGTCAGAGATGCTGATAAGTATTTAACTAAAATAATTACTGAAGCAGCTAAGATTGAAACTGAAAGATATGTAAGATCTCATGGTAAGAAACCAAGAGGATATGGTGGATGGATGTTTTCATACAATCGAGATGGATCTGATGAGTGGCAAATTCCAAAAGGAATGGAATGGCCGGATGCTCAGAAATGGGCTAAGAAGAAAGCAAAGGAAGATGGCGAAGATTATGTTTATGTAATGGAATCAGTAGTTACTGAAGCATTAGCATCTGGTTCTAAAATAGAAAAGAATTTAAACAAGGCGTTAAAGTCAAATATTAATATGTTTGGAGATAATAATGAAACTATTAAGGTTTTAGATACTCCAGTTAGAATTGAACGTAGCCAATACGATAAAGAAATGAATGGAAGATCTAAGAATTTTGGAGCTTCTATTATGTATATGTATGGATCTGTAACTAACGAGTATCATACTTCGGCAGTTATTGGTTTAATATCAAGAACAAAAGGAACTGCTAAAGTATTTTTATATTCTGAAGAAACTTATGGTAAGTTTGCAAAGGGAGCTTCGTTTAAAGAATATGAAGGAGCTAGTGTTTTAGCAGAATTTCAAAATAAAACAAGAGATGTAGTTTCTCATTTATCTAAGTTTCCAGCCGATGGTTCAGCAAATGAATCAGTAGTTACTGAAGCAAAAAACTCTAAAGAGATTAAAGAGCTTGAAGATTTACTTAAATCAATAAAATCAAACACACCTGCAGACCAAGGTAGAAAGGCATCTATTCAAGATGATATCGAAAGATTAAAGAACGAATCAGTAGTAACTGAAGCTAAGAATACTATTGGTCTTGCATTTAAAGAAGAACAAGATTATCTNGATTTTAAAGAGTTTGTTGCAGAACAACCTAGAGGAGCTATTAGAAAGAATATTGGTTTTGATAGTAAAACTAAATCATGGAATGTTGAAATGGANGTTAAAGTTCTAGACAGTATTTATGGTGAAGGAACTCCTAGTGATAAAAANTCTGGATGGTACGGAGGATTACCTGATGATTTTGAATCAGTAATAATCGAATCAGTAGTTACTGAGAAGGTACAAAAAATAGCTTGTTTAGAATGTGACGAAGTTAATACTAGGAAAGCATGGGAAAAAAACAAAGGATTTTGTCCTTCATGTAAAGATTCTTCAAGAGGAGTTACTGAGGCTAATAAAGGTAAAGTACATAAAGCAGCAAAGCAAGGAAGTTATCCTGCTGTTATTGTAGTTGTACAAGATGGTAAAGTTATCCATCAAGAACCTGTAAGTACTCCGGAGATTGCTCCTGCTACATTTAATGTAATGCAAAAGAAATATCCTAAAGCATTATTACATTTAGAAGATAACACAGGTAAGAGATTATTTAGTGAATCAGTAGTTAATGAAGATTCTAAAGATAGAATGATCAAGCAGATTAAAAGAGCTCTTAAAGACGGTACTTCTATATTTAAACTTCCGATGGCTACTCAAAAATATTATAACAAAAACAAAGGTGACTTTGAATCAGTAGTTACTGAGAGTGTATTTACTTTTAAAACTGATAATATAGAACAATTGCATTTTGAAACAGATCCTAAAACTGCTGAGTTAATGAAAATTGAACTTGGTAAAAAACAAGGTGAAGTTTCTAGAAGAAAGCAAATCGAAAGTGGTGAATATTCTTTAAGAAGATTTAGAAAAGAAATTGGATATGGTAATGGTAAGGATGTTGGTGTATTTCTTCCAGGTTCTTACGATGCATCTGTTTCTAAATTAGGAGATGGACCACATAAGAAAGCAGTTAAGGCTGTTAAATGGAACCAAAAGAAATACGATCAATGGTTAGAAGATATGGCAGCAAATGGAGGAGCAGATAATGCTTTCGATATGGCACAAAATGCTAAGAATGAAACAGGACTTATTGATTGGGTTAAGAAAGAATTTAGAGGAGATGATCCACTACAGAGAATTCAATGGGATATTGAAGCATTTGCAGAATCAGTAGTTACTGAATCTAAGCCCTTTATCATAACAGACTTCAATGCATTCATCATAGAATCGAAGATATATAGTAAGTAAATAAATAAAATATAAAATTATGGCAAAATTAAAATCATTTGAACAGTTTTTATCTGAAATGGATAGAGCTACTGAAGTAGAACAGGAGACTGTAGCTACAGCTGAGCCGGAAGAACGTCCTGAAGAAGAATCTGAGGAAGTTCAAGGAAACGGTGAAGCCATTGCAGAAGATGTAGAGATTAAAGAATCATGCGAAGCATGTGGAGAATCTGAATGTATCTGTGAAACTGAAGAAGTTACAGAATCTGACGAACCTGTAGCTACGGAAAAAGAAGTTGAAGAGACTGAAGAGACTGAAGAAGCAAAACTTGTATCTGATATGGTGCATGAATTGTATGAAGCATGTAAAAACGAAGCTAAAGTATGGGCAGATGATGCACATGACGAGCATACTGTTGAAACATACTTTAAAGAAAACGCTGCACTAGTTGCTGCGACATCTGCAAAATCTCTTAAAGATATGAAAGAAGATTATACCGTTGAAGCTTTTGAAGCTGCATGTAACGAAATGATTGAAGCATATACTAAGAAAGTAAATGAAATGAAAGAGGTTAATGAATCTCCTAGTGAAGAAGCTCCTGCTGAATAACCAGAAGCTACTTATTTAAACTATTTTTAAAGTCTGTGTATAATCTACACAGACTTTTTTATTTTATATAATATGCCAAGAATATCAGTAGATAAAATTTACATGCAAATTGCATACCAGGTTTCGAAACTTAGTTATGCAGAACGAAGAAAAGTAGGATGTGTTATTGTAAAAGATAACCAGATTATTTCAGTAGGATATAACGGAACTCCCCATGGATTTAATAATACATGCGAAGAAGACGATAATAGATTTTACGAAAATCCAGATGTTGCCTTAGATTTAATAGAACAGGGATTTACATGTGATAACGGATGTTGTCATAAACCAAACTCTATCACAAAACGCGAAGTTCTACATGCAGAATCAAATGCACTAATGAAAATAGCTAAATCTACACTTACGTCAAAGGAATCAGTTCTTTATACTACAACTTCACCTTGTTTCGAATGTGCTAAATTAATCATCCAGTCAGGTGTCAGTAAAGTATACTACTGTGAAGACTACAGAGATATGTCAGGTATTGAATTATTAGAAAAAGCAGGAATTATTGTTGAACAAGAAATAGTATGGAATGAGCATTAACAAAATATATTTACCCGAATTAGAGGTATTAGAATCTTATTTAAAAGATAACGGAAGCAACGAGTTTTACAACAGATACCTTAGAAATAAGGATGCAGTGATTGGTCCTAATGACTCACATGCATTCTGTGAAGAATTTTATAAATTTTATAATTCTACAGACATTGAATTTAATCAAATACCTCAGCTTAAACTTTTTTAAGAGAAAGGGTATAATACCTAAACACATTAAAATGCAAGATACTTTGAAAGAAGCGATACAATATCAATGGAAAAAAGGAGATAAATTCGGACAGGTTGAAACTGTAGAAGGAATTGAAGGAGAATTCACAAACTTTGAATCAGGTGGCAGAATATACACATCATTGATTAGCGAGTTTCTAGAAATAGTGACTCTAGAGGGACTTCCTTTTCCAGGAGCAGAATCTATAGATACTAAAAAGACAACAGCCCAAATTGATCCTATAAACCCGATAAAGCCAGCGACAGTATCTAATATAGTCGAACCTATCGAAGCAAGCCCTCTTTCTAAATTAATAAAAACATTATCTTCTAAGAATGTAGAATCATTCGACCTTTCAGTAGGTATTAATCTACCAAAGAAAGAAGTTTTTAACATGTTAGTTGAAAACTCAGAAGAAGAATCTAGTGAAATACTTGAAGAGATATCAAAATCGGCAGCATCTCAAATTGAGATAAATAACTTGCAAGACTTTTTAAAAGAACAAATCAACGAATTCGTTACTAATTATTACAAATCATAATATGGGAATCGCAAGACAAAACAGAAGAAAGACTTACGGTAGAGTAGGACTCTTAAAGGCAAAGAACCAATGGGGAAGATTCTCTGAAAAGGGAATTGCATGGGCTTCTTTAAAACAAGAAGAAGGTAGAGACTTTCACGAAAAGGAACTAAATAGAATCAATGATCAACTTGAAGAGCAATTGGCTGTTAAATTAGAAGCCTTGAAAATAACATGGAAAGATCAAGGATATAATCAAGAAGAAATTGACATATTGGAAGAAGCATTCGGTTTATCCAACGTTACTATTAAAGAAACTAAAGCCGAAGATAGAAAGAGAGCAAAGAAATTAAATAAGCAAGCTAATAATTCTAGAAAAGCAAGACTAAATGCAGGAAGTTAATTTAAAATTAGCAGACAATGGAGTTATTAAAACAGTGACTGATGATAACATCAATGCAGCAGGAGAGAATTATGAATCTGTCGTAGTATATGATTTTGATAAAGGTTTAGAAAATAAACTTAATTTCATTCATGATATATGNATAGATATTGGTTTAGATTTTGGTAATTCCAAACAATCTAACCAGATTCAAATTACCTCCGATTGGGGACCGAACTATGTTCCGTCTTCGATTGAAATAAAAAACAAAGTCCAATCCTTAAGGTTACTTATACAGGATTTGGAGAAATATTAAAAATGAACGATAACATCGTAATAGAATGCATCTGGTGCAACAGTAAGAAGGAGTTCAATAAATATTGTAGAAACAACCCAGGTGAAATAGTTATAGATCACTATAGCATACGAAACAAACTAGTAAAATCTGATCCCTATGATACGGAGCCTCATGCTTCTGTCATAGGATTGGCAATTAGAGATACTTTCGTATCGATGTTAAACAAGCATGAAAACCTAGAAAAAATCATCTATCTATTTAATACGTTAAATGATGAAACTGTTGATAATTTTAAAATGTTTCTAGGACATACTATAGAACCTACTGCATCATTGAACTTAGTAGTAATAAATAGGGATGACTATCCTAAGGAAATATTAAAAAAGTTCGAAATAGTTAAGATCATAGACCTATGATAAGACATAAACTCTTTTCAAAAGGCGAAAGAGTTCATGTATTAATCTCAAACGCCAGACATTCTCACATAGTATTTCCAGTATACGCTGTTATTCATGACGTTAAGTTCGATGAAGACATGCCAAAGTATCAATTAAGAATTACTAAATTCCACGATAATATAGATTTCCTAAAAAGATATCTATTCGGTATGAAATTCCCGAAAGATTTTGAAGGAAAATCCACTACATTTAATCTTAGTAGAAAAAACTATAAAAGTTTATCAGATCTACAAAATCATATAAACTCTAAATGGGAAAGTTATATGGTAACTGTTGATTCTGTTATGTGTGTTAAGACCAAATCGGAAATAACAGAACTATTTAACAATATACAAGACTTTTTAATAGAAAAGAATTTTAAAGATATATTCGAACTATCTAATAGAACGGTGTATTCTGAGGGTAAATATTATTATCAAACCAAGGGCATATTCGAGGCTCACCTGAAGAAATTCCTAGGAGATAGAGATCCTAATATGGATAGATACTATAATAAACTCTTATATAGACCATCGTCAGATGAATTGGATAACATCGAGTGATGAATATATAGAGTAGAAAAACAAATCTAACTATATGCCATTATTCGGAATATCAGCAGCCTCTATCGGATCTGCTTTAAAATCTGGTGTTGAAAGCGCCAAAGAAACAGCTTCTAATTTAGCAGATTCTGGTGCAGAGTTACTAAACTTTGAAAGTGCAGATGGAAACGGAGTCCCACCTAAGGCAGTAAATGTACGAGATGCAATACAGGGAGATTATACAGATCCTAATGTAGTTGCTAGAACTATAGCAGCAGGATCACCTATAAGTAATGCCGTCCCTACTACCGGAAACATATATTATACTCAAAATACACAATCTGTAAAGTATGCTAAAAGAGAGAAAGATGGAAAGGATAGCACTAGTGATTTTATTCATGATGGTGTGAAACCGTATTCTATATTTAATAAGTATAGTTTAGTTAATCACAGGGGTAGTTTCTTTACACCAGGTTATGCCGCTAAAAAAGAAGGAATACCTCTTTCAGAATATAACTTGATCGATCCTAAAACTTTAGAGAACCCTACTGTTTCCAAAATTATTGAATTTACAGCAGCAAAGGGTACTGCATCATACGGATATAGATACAATTATGCTGATTTTGCACTCGCAAGATATAATGGGAAAATACCTAACAACTATCTATTAACGCTTAGAAGGTTTCCGTATCCCGTAATGGATGATATTATAACACCAATGGATGTTGATAAAGATGGAGTGCCTAGGGCAGTAGATCAGCCTGACATTGCAAGAGCAGTTACATGGATGAGTGAAGTTACAGGCAACTCAATGAGCGGTATATTAAATTGGTCACATGGATATAATTGGAAAGATCAATCAGCCTCCGTAGAAACTAAACAATCTAGTAATAAAAACAGAAGAGGTGCATTTGGTCAATTTCTTGATTCAAGTGTAATAGGATCTGCTATGTCTAATGCCGCAGCTGGAGTAGACGGCCATACCGCTCTTTCGAAGAAAAACGGAGGAGGTGGCTTTGACCACATGTCTACTACATATCCTAATCATATATTTGGACCTACTAATGTAATTAAAGATGTTTCTTTTAGAGACCAGGGTCTTACGTTTAATCAGGAATTTAAACTTAAATTCGAATACGAAATGAGAAGCTTTAGCGGAGCTAACCCCAAGGTAATGATGTTAGATCAACTTGCGAACATAATGGTTCTTACTTCAAGTCAAGCTCCATTCTGGGGAGGAGCTGTTAGATATGTAGGAGATGGTAGTGTTGGAAAGCCACTAGGAGATATTAGTCTTATCAAGCAAGGTAAATATGGTGAATTTATTAAAGGAGTTGGCGCCGGTCTTAGCAGTATGTTCGGAAAGGCAAAGGAAGATATAAAGAATATAGCAAGTGGAAAGGATTCAAAATTCCTAAACAACATACTAGGTGGTACTTTAATGAAAATGTTTAATTCTCCATCAGGTGGACAAGCAGCTGCCGCTCTTTTAACAGGTGATCCTACTGGCCAATGGCATCTTACTGTTGGAAACCCGCTAAACCCAATGATGATGGTAGGTAATTTAACATGTAGAGATACTACCGTTACATTTGAAGGAGGACTTGGTATACAAGATTTTCCTGAGAGAATGGTTGTTGAAATAACATTGAAGCCAGGTAGAGCAAGAGATAAATTAGATATTGAATCTATGTTTAATATGGGTAGAGGTAGATTTTATCTTCAACCAAATGAAGGCGTTGATGTTAATAAGACGTATGATGAAACTGCGTATGGTGGAAACGATAATCGTAAACAGCTTAATGCTGAATTTAGAAAAATAGCAAACCAATAGTGAAAATTTATACATTAGAAAAGAAAAAAGTAAATGAAGATAAATTAAGTGTTAGTTCACCTACTTTATTATTCATGGAAATGGATAAATCAACTGCAACATCTATTCATATAGTTACTGCAAATGAAATTGGAAGAATAGACATAGTATCTAGGAGCGAATATGGTTCTCATGACCATGTAGATTATATTCTAAAGTTTAATGGAATCTCTAATCCTTTTTCGATAACAGAAGGGGATATATTATACATTCCTTCATTAGATTCAGGTAAAAAACAATGGAAAATAGTAACTGAAGGCCCTGGTCAAAATCCTATACGTGATCAATTTATAAACACGAAAAGATTACCAGTTAAAGATGCAAATAGAATACAATATTTAAGTAAAAAATATAATAAGAAAATGTTACCACCTAACATGTTACAGGAAGGTGAAGACAATATATCCATAAGTAACGGTAAAATAACAATCTAATAAACAATGCCATTAAATAATCATATTTTAAATGTAATAGATCATGAGCAAGCTCTAGATAAAATTTCATTTGATGCAATGGGTGAAGATGAAGGAGGTGCTCCACATAGCACTGAACTTGGAGGTCCTGTTCCGCTCGTCGTCATTAACGGATATTCATTTTCAGATGAAAGCATTAAAAGATTTGAACTAGATTGCACCGATACTCTTCCAACTTTAATAGTTACTATACAAGATATAAAGGGTGAATTCGACGCAGATAGCATCCCAAGGGACGGTGATGTGGTATCTGTTAGAATAGCAGCAAGGCAACAAGATACTTTTAAAGATATACGAATAGATTTTGATATAACTGAAGTGTCGGGTCCTCCTGCTAGAAATTTAGAAAAAGCAAAGAACGGTGCTAAATACTTGATTGAAGGAATTATGAAAATTCCTACCTTTCATTCAGAAGGTGAAGGCAAGGTATATGACGGAACTTCAAGAGAACAGATAGAGGAATTTGCAAAAGATTTAAAACTAGGATTAGCGACAAATATAGATGCTTCTGATGATTTGATGAAAGCCCTTAATGCATCTATGCCTAATAGTGAATTTTTAGAAAATCTAGTGTCTCATTCATATGTCGGAGAAAACAGTTTTCAAACATATTCTATAGATCCATATTACAATATAAATTTCGTAGATTTAAATGCTCTAATTAATTCAGATGAAGGATGGGATGAAACGTATCTTAATATGCAATTAGATTTTGACGAGTATAAAGAATCTCCAGAATCCAACAAAGTACAGGTTCCAAATATATTAACAAATGCAGAAGCATGGAGAGGTACTAATATGTTTGTGAGAAGTTATAAGTTAATTAATAATAGTGGTAATATTACAAAGAAGAACGGATACAAGAGAACTACAATATACTTTGAAAATGATACTGATGTAGCAGCGGAAGGTATATTAAAGTTCGACGTAGAACCTCTGGCTAGTGATAATTTAAAAGACATCGAAGAACCTCTGAAGGGACGAAGAGGTGAAGACAGATATACTAAAGAAGTTAAGTCAAAGTATGTAGGAAGGCTCCCCGTCCAATCAGACGAATCACCTGCATGTCACTTACACTATTCATGGTCTTCTCTGTTCAACCAGCAGAATATAGATGAATTAAAGAAAATGCAATTAGAGTTAACCCTAGATACGTTCAATCCTGGAGTTCACATGTGGCAAAAGCTTCCTGTTAATATTTTAAAAGCAGGATTTACAGCTATTCAGGGTAATATGCTAGCCAACAGTGATAAAAAAGACAAGGGATTTGAATCTCCATCTGAACTAAATGAAGAGAATTCACAGGATGTTGATCAGGTTCCAGATGAGTTTATTTCAGCGGCATACGTTATAGGAGGAATTAAATATACATACAAAGCAAGCACTGGTATTATTCAAACACTCACATTATTAAGAAGAGAATGGCCTAGTAGACTTGCTAATATTACAACTGAAGTGATGGCAGAGGAAACTCCACCGCCACCTCCACCAGCTCCTACTCCACCACCTCCACCTCCACCGGCTCCAGCACCTGAGCCAGAGCCAGAGCCAGAGATTCCAGCGGATCCTGAATTTACAATAAAGGCAGTTAACTGGAGAAAGAAATATGGAGGATGGTTTGCACAGACTAGATTCTTTAAATGGACTATTAACGATAAAGAATTAATAGATAAAGATCCTACTATTAAGATAATGTTCGATGCAGATGGACCTGACGAATTAGTTTTAGACGCTACAGTACATGCCGAAATGCAGGATAACGGCGGAGACCTATGGGACCGTATTGAATATAACGCAGAGGTTGAAGTTGCGGCAGATCTTATGAAAGGAAGAGAAGATGAAAAATTAAATGTTATCTTAGAATTAACATATGATGATATCGTAATAACTGAAGAATTAACTGTCGAATTTATGGCATGGGAAAACGGCAAAGAATGGTTGCCGAATAGCATTGCAACGGGTAAAAAGAAAAAAGATAAACAGCTATTCACTCAGCAGATGGTTAACGATGAAACACCCGGAATATACATCGGTAAGTATACATTATCTTCAGAAGGATTCGATAACGAAGCATCTAAAGGTTCTGGAAACTTTGTAATGGGAGGAATAGTTCAAGGAGCAGAAGGCGAAGAATATACGGAAGTAAAAGATCGTCTGGCAGTTAAATGGAAACAAGCATGGCAATCTGCCCCAGAGAAACGTCCATAATTCTAATCTTAAAAAACAAGAATATATATTAAAATGGCAGATTTTAAAAACATAATAGATTTTCAGAAAGGAAAGATGGCACAGTCGCCTTACCAGGATCCTACGTATCTTTCATTCGTGATACTATTCGATATGCATAGTCATACAGATTCGCCTTTACTTTCAGGTGCTGCAGCAGACTGGTATGCTAAACAATTAAACCTATCTCCTAGAACTGAAAAGACGGCAACTAAAATGCAAGGTGCTACAGGAACTGAAACACCTCCTGCGGGCCAAGCTACAAATCCAAGAACATTATTCTATCAAGATAGATTAGAATCTTTAATAAAGTTTAAAACAGCTCTAACAGACCTTAATAAAAATACACCATGGTTTTTCCAAGGTATTCAAGGTATGGATAGAGCAATTTCACAATATGATCCTCTATCTCCGTATTCAGGAGGTGATGATGCTAAGATATCAATAAGTTGCCTAGAATCTCTTAACCTTAGAGTATCAGGTTTAATGTATCTATATAGAAAGGCAGTATTCGATGAACAGAAATGGAGTTGGATCTTACCTGAAAATCTTAGGAAATTTTCAATGACAGTTTATGTAACTGAAGTTAGAAAGATTAAAAACATGTCTAATATCAAAGTAGGTGGAATTCCTACAGAATTAAATATGGAAGCTATTAAAGGTTTCCCAGGTAATTTTAAACCTAAATTAGGGGTAGATAATAGTAATGAAGGAATATCTGGTTCTGCAAACAGACCCTTTTTCCTTTTCAAATTCGGAGAATGTACATTTGATTTAAATTCAGGTTCAACTCCATTTGCGGATCTTACGAAAAATCCAAGTGAACAGGCAAGACAACAGATTGATATTTCATATGAGATTATTGAAAAAATGGATGCTAGAGTTTTAAACGGAATTGTTGAAGATACTCTACCTAATGGATTTTCACCAGCATCTGACTCTGAAGATTATGCAGCAGATGGATTAGGTGGATTCCTAGAAGATAAAATTAAAGCTAAAGTAGAACAACTTAAAGCTAGGGCTGTCGCTGATCTTAAGAGATTAGCCGAAGAAAAGAAAAATGAATTAATACAAGGTGCATCTGATTTGGTAAGAAGAAATACTCCAAATTTCGAGAACATCTATCAAAGCGCATTAAAAGGAGTAGGAGACTCTGTTGATAATGTAGGTAAAAATATCGCAGAGAATGTATTTAATGTAGACACTTCCGGAAGCGTGGGAAATGCACTTAACAATGCAGCAGGTGGAGCCTTAGGTAACGTAAACGATTAATAATATGTCAACTGAAAAGGAATTAGAAAGAGATAACTTAAGAGATACTCACTGGCTAGGAGAAGTCGTAGATAATGAGGATCCCTTGAACTTAGGTAGGTGTAAAGTTAAAGTCTTAGGAAAATACGATAATCTGCCAGATGAGGCTATTCCATGGGCAACCGCTATGAATAGAGATGCAGTAGGATCTCATCATATTCCAAGAATAGGTGATATTGTTTCTGCTAGATTCGATAACGGTAACCTGTACCATCCAGAATATTGGTTTCAGATAAATCAAAACAAAGATCTTAAAACAGAAGTATTAGACGCACAGTCTGAGCCCCATAACGTTATTAGTTTAGTATATGATGCTGAAAGAATGCTTAGAATATATCATTCAGTAGACGATGGGCTAGTAATATGTAGAGGAAAAGGTCTCAAAGAAAGACCAGTAATACAAATTGACACATTTGGAACTATTAAAATATCTACAGATGCTGAGATATTCTTAGATGCATCAGATATATTTTTATCTAACGACGGTAAAGATGGTAAAACATCAGATGATGTTGGCTCTGATGATTTAGAACCCGTAACCAGAGGTGGATCTCTTCAAACATTCTTAGAACATTTCATCGCAGATTATAAAGCGCATATTCATCCAACTGGAGTTGGTCCATCTAGCACTCTACAGGTTCCCTTTGTGGAACTTGAGCACATAACGTATCAACAAAAGGGTAAATAATAAAAACATGGCAGCAGATTGGGGAACTTTTATAAGTAACGTAACTACTATTCTATTAAGTCAATCTCCAGAGTCAGCTCCTGACTTTGGAAATAAACTTGCAGCAGAATATCTTTCAGCTGTAAAAACTAAAGCAGTGTGTATTCCTGGTAATGCGAAACACATGTCATCTCCTGGAGAACCTTCATTTATTTCAAGCTATGAACAATGGTTTCAAGATCTTTTTGAAAAGGGTGAACCCGTTATGTTGACTCCCGATGATGAAGCACCTATAGTAAACGAAAAGCAAAATATGCTAAATTTCCTAGCAACTCCCGAAGGACAGGAAACTAGGCTTACAGTTGAAGGCAAGGATCAAGATCCAGATTATGAAAAACTAGAAGAAGACATAGGTGGAGGTATTTCATATGAACCAAGTGAGGAACTTGACAAGTATATAGAAGACTATAAGGATGATGATGTAGAAAATTTATCTAAATTTGAAAACTTTGAATTTCATAGACTTGATGGAGAGGAAACACCAATGCAACTTGCTAAAATATTTGCAACAAGGTTATTAATGCAATTCAAAGAATTAAAAAAATCAGATGAAAGAAAAAGGTTCTGGGATTTTATGAATGCTTTTAAGGAATCTACCTCAAATCTTGTAACGAATTACAGTGCTACTCAAAGTTGCAGGAGTAAAGTAAAGGCAGTTACGAGGTCTGTAACAGGAGCCAATTCACAGTATGACATATATAATGAAGTTTATGCATATGTTACACATGAAATGTTTCAGACGCATCCTTTTTCTACGGAAGAAGTATATTATGTAAGTGGTAGGAAATATACTCGAACGATAACAGAAGAAAGCGCAAGGAATAAAGCTATAGATAGGGCAGCTGTGAAAGAAGTAGACGCTACAGTATGGTGGCCTTTTACTAAAGAACTTCCAGAGGGATATGATGACATGGAACCTGCTGATAAATTATTAGTAAGATATCCGTTTGAATTAAATAGATTTAAAATACAGGAATCTTTTGATGAAAATGCAAAGATGCCACCGGTTCTGATGACGGAAGTAATTATAGACATGACGTACAGGGATGTAGGAAGTCGTAGTTACGGTAATCCTGGCCCTAAGATAGAATATTATGAAAAGACAGAATTAAGAAAAAAATGGCAAGGATGTCCTCTAGGTGCAGGTGATGGAGATCAGCANATATTAAATGCAGATCTNTCAGAATGTGGAACACTTTTCAAGCAAATAAGAAATAAGATGATAGCTGAAAAGGCACTGGAAGATGAGATGTTAGCTGAAGGCGGAAGTAAGGACGATCCTTATAAAGAATTAGCAAAAGCCACATTAGAATATTGGAAAGCAGCAGCAGTAGCTCCATTTGCTCCAATGTCACCAACTCCACCATGCACCATTAATTTACCATTAGGTGGTCTTTACGTTGGTGTAAGTTATGGTAATCAAAAAAAGCTTGCAGATAATCTAAGAAGAGCACTTAATTCTGGAAAAGATATGAATTCTGCACCTGACGCAGCAGCGGCAGTCGCTAGTGCATTAGCGTATTCTTATTTTACACATCTTTCACAAATGAAGTTCATATACCTTGGAGGAATTACAGTTCCTATAGTTCCTTTCATTCCTATGATAGGATTTGACGCCACCGTAATGTGATATATAACTAGTAAATTTATACATTAACACTTTTAAAATAAACTAAATGTCAACAGACACAAAAAGAAAGAGATTAGATCTCTCACCAAAAAAAGAAAAAGTTGAAGTAGTAGTAGACTCTCCAACTATCACAAAGGAATCAACAGCACTTGAAAATGCAAACGTTCCGCCAGAAGAATTCGACTGGGAAGCATACGAAGCTACATGCCCTACCAGATTCAGAAAACCCAATCCACATATTAAAACCAGAAATGGCGATAGAGTATTCTCTAGAGAAAGCTACGCACAGGAGTTATATAATAGTATGGAAGAAAATGAAATTCTTAATCCATTAGTATATTCAATAGAAGAAGGTGCAAGTTATACTGGTAAAGTATACGGTATCGATACAGAATGGGCCTCTATTGACGTAGGATATAGAGAACTTATTTATGTAAATCTTTCTAGAGAAAATGCACAAACACTTGAAGTTTTAAAACAAAATGCAGAAGTTGATGTTCAGTTAATATCTAAGTCCGGTGTAGGTGGTGCTAAACATATGTTAGGTTCTGTTTCAGCTGGATTAAAAACTAAGATCATCAAGGATATCATTAGTTCTATTGAGGCAGGAACAACTGCATATACGAGTAAGGTCCTTAGAATGATCCCAGGTGGAGGTTATATTTTAGATATTCAAGGAGTTGAATGTTTTATGCCAGGATCTCTTGCAGGAATTAATAAACTAGTAGACTTCGAATCAATTATCGGAGAAGAAATGTATGTAGTGCCAGTTAGTTATTCTCCCGAAAAAGGAACTGTTGTAGTTTCTCATAGAGCATATCTTAGAGCACTTATACCTAACAAATTAGAAGAAATTTCTGAAGACATTTCCATTGAAAGAATAGGTAATGTTACTGGTTCTGCCAAGTATGGTGTATTTGTTGAGTTTGAAGGTTGTTTAACTGGAATGATTCACGTTAACGACCTAGATATGGAAACTGGAAAAGCTCATAGAGAAAGAAGTATAGAACCTGGAACTGAAATTAAATTCTTTGTAAAAGAAGTTATTAGTGAAAGAAAGATCACATTAGTNCAGGGTGCTCCGGCTGAAAAGAAAGTTGATCCATGGGAAGGTATTTCTACAAGATATACGGAAAAAACTGAGGTTATAGGAACTGTAAAATCGACAAAAGACTATGGTCTATTTATAGAAATAGAAGAAGGAGTCGTTGGACTATTACATATTTCTGAATTTCCAGATAATATAGATATTAAAACTATCGATAGAGGTTCAAATATCACAGTTCAAGTTGTGAGAGTTGAAGAAGATACTCGAAAGGTGTTTTTGAAACTGTAATATTGAATTAATTATAGATAAGCCCGGTCTTGACCGGGCTTTTTTTATTTGGAAGAATATCTAAGAAAGATATATAAACCAACTTAAGTTATATAAACACGTAAATGAACACATTCAACGATTCAGAAGTATTAAAGAAAGCTCTTGTCGGGGTAGAATTTGAATTCTATTCTAACAAAAGTATTGAAGATACTGCGAAAGAAATATCGATTCTTTTAGGTAAGAAAATTAGAGTAGAGGCAAAGGCACATAGTGATTTTGAAGTAACAGCTGATGAATTTAAGATTGAACCTGATATGAGCGGTGGCGAGAAGCTAATGGAACTCGTAACAGGCGCAGTTCCCTATTATTCTAGTAGGATGATGATTATTAAAGTATGTAAGTGGATTGAAGAAAATGGATATACAAATGATAGATCTTCCATTCACTTGAATATTTCATTTGATAAAAATCTTATAGAAAATAAATACAGAATCTCTAAGATGAATGTTCTTAAGTTTATTTTAGATTTTAAAGAAGCTCAAGTTTTTAAGTTTTTTCCAGAAAGAAAAGACTCTGCATACGCAAAATCAATTAAGTTCGTATTGCCTAAGTCTGATAATTTCTTTTTTGATGGATTAAATATTACTCCACTTGCATTTACATTTCCAGATTCTAAATATTATGGAGTTAATTTTGAAAAAAGACATAACAATTATTTAGAATTTAGATATATTGGTGGAAAAGACTGGGAGAAAAAGACTACTAAAATATTACATCTACTTGATATGTTTCTTATGCAACTATGGAAAAGCACTGAGAATACTTCGTTTGATCCATTACATGCAATAGAACTTAGAAAAATATTAGCAAGTAATGAGAGGATCATTAATGCAAGATCATCTTGGAAAAGTATTGAAAAAGGATGGTCAGGTAAGGTTAAATTAACAGTTGATCTTAAAGACACTCCACAGATTATAGACATGCATTGGTCTAATATAAAAGAGAGGGTTTTAAGATTATTTTCACATGGAGAATTAGAATCCGGTCATATTAATTATGATTCAGATAATGGTATGATTCAAATTGAGGGTGGTAGATTGCCGTATTGTGTAGATCTTAGAGGTTATGAATTCGTAAGATGTTATGTCAGAGGAGAATTCACTGAGTGTGATTTCTTTGGATGTGATGTCAATGGCTCTGATATACATTCTAGTAATTTCTATCAATCCACGCAATTAAATTCATCTAAATTAGAAAGTTCATACGTTCATCAATCATGTAAATTAAACGATTGCTATATATACGGAAACGGACTTATGAAAGGTTCTATGACAGGCGGTATATTTAGAATGGGTAGATACGATAAAAGAACTGCAAAGTTCGATAAGACAGAAAAAATACTTTACACTGAAGTTTAAAAACAATAAAACAATATGAGTGATATAATAATTGGTAATGAAAATGACATGACAAGTGTTCCTAGNTGGGATACGGAATGTTTTAATAATTTTGTTGATGAACTAGCATCTGAAGTAACAGGGTCATGTATGATCCCTATGAACCTTCCTAAGGCAGAGGTTCAGAGAATAGTTAAAAGAGCGAAGAAATGGTTTTATAAGAACTATGAGTATTCTATGAAAGAAAACTTTGTAGTGTTACCTGTTGAATTATTTTCATCAGAATACTTTAAAACTAAAAGATCATTTACACTTCCAGGAATGGATGCCGCTACTGGTGGAGGTGAAGTATATTCGGTATATGGTTGTTTCGAAACAGGATCAAAATACGCTGGATCTGATTCTAATTTCTCACAAGGAGATTTTGCGATTGACAGAATGTTATATACTGGAATGTTCTCCGGAGATGGAGTAGTTGATGCTGCAGAAAATTTACAATATTATGTCGTAAACGAAAGCTTTTTTGATCTTGCTAGGCAAATCTTAGAAAACCCAATAGGGTATCACTATAACCAATTAACCCATGAAATAAGATTTACGGGTGAAACTCCTAATAAGAATATAATTTTAGAAGTATATGAAACTATTCCTGAATGCGCATTATTTGAAGATGAAGCTTTTTTTAGATACTGTGCAGCTAAGATTAAAATTTCACTAGGACAGAAATTAAGTATATTTGGATTTGCACTTCCTGGAAATGTAGAAGTTAATGCAGATGCTATACAAGGTCTTGGTGAAGGAGAATTAGAAGCAGTTATAGAAGAAATTAAAAATGATGAAGGCACTGATTGGATGATGCATTCTTAAAAGAATATATAGTTTAATGGAATTTTATATTAAAACATTAGGTGATCCTAATTTCGACCCCTTAAAATTGGAAAATTCAACTGAAATTTCCGGTATGTTAGCGCAGATCGAAACGGTTCTTTTCACAAGAAAAGGAGATGTATTAGGAGATCCTGACTTTGGAGCCAATTTGAATGATTACGTATATTCACTAAGTTACAATGATTACTTATTAAAAAACGTAGTAATGGAACAAATATATCAATATGTTCCACTTGCACAAAAATATCAACTATCAGTTGATGTAGATTTCACACAAGAAGTAGACAGGCACCTGGTTTTCATAAACATAATAATTGATAATAAATATCAATTAGGAGTTTACGTATAAAGAAATAGAAATAACAATGGCAGAAAATAAATTTTTATCAGCTTCTAGAATAAAAACTGGAGAAATGATATCGGACATTAGAACGTATGTTAGTAGAATATATGGTAACGCAGGTACCTTATTTACTACAGCATCTCCCTTTTCACAGGTATTAGATGTATTATCTCAAATATCCAAATTAATATTCTTTTATATAGAAGACGCAACAGTAGAGCAAAATATACTGACAGCACAAAATCCTGAATCTATTTACGGATTAGCGAGATTGGCTGGACATGATTCATTTAGAGGAGCTGCCGCTTCTGGTGAAATAGAGATTAGATTAAATACGATGGGAACAGATGATATAGCCGGAGATGCCTTAAACATTCCTGCTAATGCTACTATCAAATCAAATGATAATTCATTAGTTTACACCCTAAGAACAAATAACGACCAGTTTAGATTAGAAAAATCTAATTCTGGGTTTATAACAATCCCTGTAGTTCAAGGTGAATTTGAATCACAGACAGTTACTTCAACTGGAGAATCATTTCAATCCTTTAATATAATAACTAAAGGAATAACTGATCATTCACTCGTAAGAGTTACTATTAATTCTAGTATATGGACTAAATATGATTCTCTATACGATATGAAAAGAGGAACTCAGGGTTATATGGTAAAGACTGGAATTACAGGTGGTTTAGATATTTATTTCGGTAATGGTTCATTTGGTGAAATTCCAATGAATGGAGCATCTATCGTCGTAGAATATTTAAAAAATGAAGGTGCCATGGGTAATTTAAATGGTAAAACAGATCTTACATTTAAATTCGAAACAGAAGGAACTGATTCTTTAGGAAATACACACGACCTTAATGCATTGTTAGAAAGTAAATTTACAGTTACTCCGATGATGGGAGCAAACCCTGAACAGATTGAATTAACAAAATTAATAGCTCCTCTACAATCACACTCTTTTGTATTAGCTACACCTGATAATTATGAACATTTTTTATCAAGATATGGAATGTTTTCATATTTAGATGCATATAACACAACAGATGACGGATATTTAGATGATGATAATGTTATCTATTTGTTTATGTTGCCAGATACTAAAAAGAAGTTACAAAATAATAAAGATTATTTTAGTTTAGATTCTTCTGAATTTCTTTTTACTGAAATAGAAAAAGAAGGAATACTTGGACTTTTAGAAAAGTCGGGAAGGCAGATGGTAACTACTGAAGTGAAAATAGTAGATCCAGTTGCACAATATTTTAGAATGGATATTAAAGTAAGATATTTTGAAGGATATCATAAAGCTAATCTATTTACTGAGATAAGATCTAGAGTCGCAGAATACTTAATCAATATAACAAGAAGAGATCGTCTTCCAAAATCAGACATTATAGCAATCATAGAATCAATTGAAGGAATAGATTCGGTTAATATTAGATTTGTTTCAGAAAAAGAAGAAACTGCTAGAAAAAACGGATATTATATTTCTAAGACCGTGACTGTAACTCCAATGACACCTGTGTTAGAGGAAATTTCAAATGGTAAACAAAAAATGGTTTACTTTAAAAGAACGGTTACTGAGAAACAAGTTAAATTTGAAGAAGGAGCAGCTCTTCCTGAGAATGTAATAAACTTAGATTCTTTCGGAGATATACTTCTTGAAAAAGAAGAAATTGCACTAATACGAGGTGGATGGGAAGATAGGTTTGGATTAAGAGTTGATGATTCTGTAAAGCTAGGAGAACAAGCAGCTATGTCTGTTTATTTCGATGAACCGGCCGTAAAGAATACAATATTTGCTAAAATACAGGCTAAAAATAGAAAACAATATTAAATGAATTTATTTGATAATCTATTTAAAAGTAGAAGAAAGAATCTATACGAATCTAGGAAAACAGCATTCGATGATAGAAAGAATTTAGGTAACGACTATAGATCTAATATGCTTAAAAATTCAATATCTCCTCATATTTGGAGAAATTCTAGAATGAGTGATTTTATTAAATTTTCTCAAGAAGTTTTAGCAGATCTTGTAGACGCAGTTAATCATTTAAAAATTCATAAGTCGTATACTATGAAAAAGAATGATAAAAAAATTAGATAATAATGGCATATCAAAATCTTAGATTTTTTGACAATACATCTAACGAATTAAACTTAACGTATAATTCGTCATTAGGATATTTAACAGGTAGTTCATTTCTACCTGAAGTATCTGTAGGCCTTTATGAAACTTTAAACTTATATGTTTTAGAGGAAGTTAGGGATGATTTAAATAATCCCAGATTTGTTCAGCCTATTGGAGCTAATACTGACTCTGCAAAAATAACATTTGAATTTGTAAGTGAGTATACATCAAGNGATGATATATTTCTTTACAGTGGAAAGATCGTTGAAAATGACTTTGAAGTGGTAGTAGATAAGACTCAAAGTAGTTTAATGCAGTCAAAGACTAAATATAGTGGTGCAATAGACAGTGATGGTTTTAAGATTATTCCATTAAATATGGCAGCCTTGCAACCATCTTCTTGTATTGCAAATATTGCATTAAGTTCAAGTGATGAGAAATTCCACATTAGAACTCTTATTGTTAGTGTAGAAGAAGATGGAGTTAAAACTAAAGTCGCTGAAATAAAAGTATATGGTGAAACAGTAGGAGAAGATGACAGGCTTAAAGATCTTTTAACGAACATGGCTCTTAATTTAGATGAAAACGATTATCTAATATTTAGAGATTCTGACATTAAGGATCTTGGAGTTGATTATATTCTATTAAATGAAAAAAGAAAAGAACTGTTATTACAGGCATCTACTATAAAGCCATTTATTGGAACGTATAAAGCACTATTAAATGTAATAGATTTCTTCGGATACAGTAATGTATCCCTTAGAGAATATTGGTTAAATATAAATGAAAAGGCCGAGTCCTTTGGTAAATTAATTGCAGTTGCAGTTCCTAATCAAACTGAGGTAGGTTTTTTAGCTAAGAAAAGTAGGAATACAAACCTGCCTAGTTCAAATCAAAAGAAGACTTCTAGGTTTTCATTAGCATATAGGTTAAATACTCCCACTGGAAAATTAAACGAATTTGATTTACCGGAAGTTGAGGAAGTATCTGACTTTTCACCCGATGAAATACTAATAAAATTGTATGCTCTTAAGAGAAAGCTACAAAGAGAATATTTACCGTTACAAGCTAAGATCGTAGACATTACAGGTGAAGGTGATTATTTTGATAGTGTAAGCCAAAGAACATGGAGTAATCAGCATCAAATACATGCACAAACGGCAGGTCAGGATGTTCACTATGATATTCTACCCGAAATCAAAACAATATATTTAGAAGATTTAAGAAAAGTAGATCATAGATTGAAAGGATTCAAACAAGACATCAGAGTGTTTGATAAGACAAATAGAAACGAGATAGAAGAATCTATTACTAAATTTTATAAGTCATACCACGATGAAGATATGTCTTCACATAACACTATAGCAGGTATTCCAGTTGGAGCACCTATTGTTCTTAGAGCTACTTCATTGAAAGATACATGGGATGACGCAGAATTCACATTCATAGATGCAAACGACACAGATAGCGACGCGAATGTTTTACATTCAAATGGACAGTCTACTCTACAAGATCCATATTTGACATGGGACGATTGGTGGAAAAGAAGCGTATATGAAGTTGAATGGATAATAACTGGCCCTAGAAAATTTAAGAAAACAATCAGAGGACCTATTGACGAATGGTATACCCTACCTTTAATATTACCGTATAGCGGAGAATATTCAATAGATGCTGCATTTTGGGATCTATATAATGTTAGGAGTATTTCGTTCAATAGAAAAATAACAGTTGAATCTAAGAACATTCAAATATACGGATTATATCAAAAGTTAACGCCGGAATTAAATTGGTCAGATTATAAATATAAATGGAATGAAGCAGGTTCTTCATGGGAATACGGAAGAGAAAACTTAAGTCTGGTTGAAGATTCAATTTCTACATACTATTTATCGTCAGATAGAGCAAATTATTTAAATGATGATGAAGAAGGTAAAGAATTTTCAGTTGTAAGAAGATTTGCGGATTCTAATACTTTAACAGGTTTCAATGAAACCACAGGACCATATCAGTGGAAATCATTAAGAAAACACACATGGAAAGACGGAGACAGCACTAGCTGGAACCAAACTAGAATAGGCCCTGATTTAAATTCCTCGTTTAAAGTTGAATTAGCAGGTTCCTTGAATGGTTCTATTACTATTTCACAAATTGACACTTTCACAGGGCTTGAAATATTTGAAACATATTTCCCAACTTCAACGTATCCGACTACGAATACTGATTTTGTTGCATGGGAAAACATTAAACTAGAATTAAATTCTCTTAATGCAAATCAATGGCCTATATTTACTAAGTTTAATTGGAATCCAGTGTATGTCGATACTGACAACAATATAACGAACGGTTTTAATGGAGCAGATGTATGTAATTATATGTTGGTTGTTTCAAAACAAGCTAACGAAAGTTATGATTTCCATAACGTTACATCTACGACAGGAACAATAAATCCATCATCATTTGTAAAGTACCAGGTGTATAATCCTAACTACAATGATGCATATACTATACAGGATCACGAAAAAATTAGTCTTCTTAATCACATGACATTTTCATATGATATAAGTGAAATGCCAGGTATTGTCTCTCAGAAATGGAGGTTGATAAATAATAGCATAAATAAAGAAGATATATATTATGATAATCAGTGGCTAACATACTTATTCGACGAAAAAGGAGAATACACGGTTGAGCTTGAATTGACTGATGTTAACGGAAATAGAAACATAACAAAGAAAAATATCTTAACAATTAAATAAATGGCAAGTATTACAACAATCTTAGGAACGCACAGCCTTTCATCATCTAGACTTACTATCAACGACAACTTTGATAACGTCAATGAAGAATTAGGTTATATTGCGAATGTCCTTGACACGACAAACTCTACACTATCATTAACGGGATTAATTAGTGCAGGAAGTATTTCATTAACGAATGGCTCATTAAGTACGTTTAATGTAACATCTACGACTTTAACCGCAGGAGTTCCTGCAGTTTTTCAAAAAGTAGTTACCTTAGAGAAAACTTTATTAACTTCGTTTGGAGATACCTTAACATTCCCTACAAGTACACCTTCACTAGGTGCATATAACTATACGGGAACAGGTTCTATTACATTAGGAGCAAGTGCATCTGGACAGTTATTAACTATAGTTTCATCTAATGCAGCTGGTTTTACTATCTCTTTAACAGGAGAGGTTCACGGAGCTACTGTAATTTCAGTTGACACTAGCGGTTCTATCTCTTTATTAGGAGACGATTCAGGAAATGGTAAATGGTATATTGTTGGTTCTTTTAAGGCCACGATATCGTAATTAAAATAAAAACTAATAATTAGATGGCTACACCACTAATAAGGATTCCACAGGAACAGGGAGGTACGATGTATGCTTTTGCTAGTGCAGCAAGAGATTTGACACGTGCATATTATAATCCGGACATGAACTTTGAATTTTCAAAGTTCGCTCTGATAGACCTACCGGTTTATGCAGATTCGATACAATCTGATCCCGATGACGACACGTATACGGGACCTAACTATATAGACTACACTCGATTATTCGAAGGTGGAGGTGGTGCAGGAGCCGATTCATATAATGACACTTTACATGACGGAAATGGTAATGTTCATTTTACTAGAACTCTTCAAGGATATGCTCTTAATTTAGAGAACATGTTACTTAATCCAGAAACTAACGATGATTTTGATGATGTAATATATCAATCAGATGCAGAAAAGATATTCTTTAAATATCTTTATCACATAAATGCAATGAGAGTTAGAAGTGCGAATTCACAGGAAGTTTCAACCGGATATTCTAGAATGATAGAATTAGATGATTCACTTCAGTCTGGTTCTGAATATAGTAAAATTATAAAATACGTTGGAAACATAGATGTAACTAACGATAAGAATTATCAAGGACAACAATACAATGAAATATTTGTTAACGTTCCTTCTTCTGTAGGGTATACTCCTGAAATTTTACTTAAAGCTACTAATTACAATACTAACAATACTAAGTTCGTTCCTGGAGAATCCGTTGAAGGTAGAACTCCAGATTATGTGCATCCTGATCCTTTCATGAATGTTGAAAGCTACACAGATCAAGACGACGGAACATACAATGTCAATCCTGTTGAGGTCCCTGCTATTGGAATCGATTGGAATGCAGAAGCATACGCTAAGATAATAGATGATCCGGAATTAAATACACTTTTAGATTATTCTAGAAGAGGTGGTGATTTTAGATTTAATGCTATATTAGTTTACTATGATTTATATTCTAAATCAACAGTGGGTAATAAAGCTACCAATTTATACGGTATAATTATATTAGATAACTGGAAAGAAGATACATCGAATGATGGATGGTATATTCCTGAGCTTACAAAATATAAGCCTAATGAAATAACGGGACTTAATGGTAATGCATTCGCATTAAAGTTAAATCTTAAATTCAACTCTTCTTTAGATAATGTTGGAGTGGAAAAGAATATTAATGATTATTCTACATTTTCCATGGACATTTTCCTAGATACTACAAGTACTTTGGAGAATGCAGTGCAATTATTAAAAGATGCAAATAAGAGATATAATAAGATATCTGAAAAGGTGGAAATGTTAGAAAGTTTCTTTTTAACTTCTGACAATTTACAAGGAATTTCTAAAAGATTAGATTCAATGCAATCTGACTTAGAAAATGCAACACTTAATTTTCAAGATGAAAGATCTCTATTAGATATTATAACAAATACCAACTCTAGATTGAATCAGGTCATCGCTGGAACAATCCCAGCAGAGATACAATATAATACAGATGTATTACAACCGGGTAACACTGGTGTATCTATAGACAAATCTAGTAACGGTAAAGTTAAAATTAATAATACTAACTTTGGTTATAGCATAGGACAATCTTATGTGTATGACACAATTGGCAGTATGAATGAAAGAGTAATTTCTAAAAATGCTCCATTCTTGCCGAGTGAATCTGGAACTAAAGCAGTATGGCAACGAGTTAAGCCGTTCGATAATTTAATTAGAATTTACACTGATTATAACGAGAGCTTTGATTCTAACCTAAATATATACTTAGACGATACTGTGTCTTCTTGGAAAAAAGGCCAAGTAGTTAGAGTATCTTTCAAAGATAAAATTAAAGATTTATCTACGCACTCTATTTCAGTATGGACTGATAAAAAAGGAGGTTGGTCTGAAAAAATCAACATTCCTGCATCCATATTATTAAGTAACCAACCTTATATAGAAATAGTATGTATAGATGAAGTAAACAAAACGTTTGAATACGATATTTTAAGATAATATGAGCGCTAGCAATTCTATATCCCATCTACTTGAACAGTTTCTTGAATTAAATACTAATTCACTTGAAACTTTTGAGCGTATTAATGAGGCCATTTCCACAGATAAGGAAACGGTTACAATCGATTTATTCGATAACAGGACTGGTGAGATGACTGCCATTCAAATACCTGCGTTCGGGTTTTTGAAAAGAGAAATAGAAAGACTTGATAAGAATGTAACTGCTATCAGCGGTCTAGATACTTCAAGCGCTAATCTTAGACTTAAAGATGGTTCTTATAGAAGAATACATACTTCTAAACTTAAAGGCCCTTCTTCTCCTATTACGTCATTAGCAACTCCTAGAGAATTTAATACAAAACTTAACGATTTCTTCGAAGATTTTCTGAATCCACTATTAACTATTAATTTAGATGTTAAGGGACAGATTCCAGTAGACACTGAAAGAGTTTATACTGAAAGATTTATTTTCGATCACGAAGATCTTAATTCTACTGAAGAATTTGATGAAGTGTTTAAGGGAGATAATGAATTAAATCATGTTGATTTCGTTTCAGCAATCAAAGAACGTGGATTAAAATATAGAATAGATTCAGAGGTAGTTGATATGCCTATTAGATCTATTCAATACAATGGAGAGCTAGATGTTTTAAAATCTGAAAATGTTCAAAAAACCGTAATGGTCGATGGAGCTAGTCAAATTAAAACTACAAAGGTTTTTACTTTAAATAAATTAACGTATTCAGATTCTAATAAAGTAATGAATGACACCGAATCTTTAAAAACCGGAGATTCATTAGTTGTTAATAATAAAGAATATAACACAAGATACGAAGTGGTATCTATTGATGCATCAACTTCTCAAGTAGAATTAAAACTATTAGAAGGATATGCACCTATAAAGATAGGAGCAAACGCACTCTCTATTTATAAAGATATCGATGCAGCTGTATCGGTTGAAATTAAAGTAGGATTCAATGAAAGACAGGTTGTCTTTATGAAACCTATCGATCCTATCTCTAAAATTCCTTCTACGGAATATTCTCCTGGAATTGCGTTTTTCTCAAATGAGTTGACTATTGAAAAGGAAGATGGAGTTGTAACTACTTTAGCGAAATATTATAATGAAGAGGTTTCTGATTTTGGTCAGTTTATCAAAGGATTAAAGGTAGATTATATTCCACCTGCATCTGAGGGTATTATACCTGATTCTCCTATTATTTCATCTAATAACTTTAAAGTTATACAGGTGAATAAGCATTTAACTGATAACGCAAGTGTAGAAAAGGTTAAGAAGATCAAGACTGATAAGATTGCAGCTAAAGAAAACATCAAGAAAATTGATGGTACTATTAAGAAGAAAAGGCAATTAATTGCTACTAGAAAATTCTCGTCTAAAATTGAGAGAAACAGAGAAAAGAATGAATTAGTTTCTTTAATTAGATCTAAGGAATCAGAAGTTAAAGTATTCTCTACAAGTGTTAGTGAAATTAAATCTATCGCTGAATCAAACGAATTACCTAAGGTTGCTCCTAAATACAGAGTAAGAGGTTTTTGGTCAATTCCAGACGCGAAGAAAATCGGTGAAGAAGTTTCACAAGAAGTAGTACAATTTGTTATTAGATATAGATACGTTTCTGCTAATGGTAAAACGTCAACAATTGAACAAATTAAATTTACAGATAAAAATTCTGAAAAAACAGCCGCTTTTTCAAATTGGGTAGAAGTTAAAGGACCTATAAGAAGAAGACAGAAACAAGAAAACGGAGGATATAAATGGATTATAGAATCTGAAGAAGATGCAAATGCTGTTAACTTTAATTCAATCGATCTTTCTATACAAAAAGGAGAGATTATTGAAATGATGATTAAGTCAGTATCTGAAGCTGGTTTTCCATCAACACCTGTCGAATCAGAATGGTCTGAGATAATAAACATTCAATTTCCTGACGGAGAAATAGGTGGAGATTCTGCAAACGATTTAATTAACCAGAATGATTTAGATAATATTAAAGTGGAAATAAACGATGATCTAGAATCACAAGGTTTATTTCAGCACTTAGATTCAGGATTTACTTCAGGAGATCAATATTTTGCACACGGTGCAGATGATTTAGCGTCCGGGTTTTTAACTACGGAGCAATCACCTATTAGTATATATGGTAAATTGCTAGAATTACAAAATCAATTAGAAAGATTACAAGCAAAGGTAGATGGTGCAGTTGGTGAACTTCAAGTTAAGATCATCGACGAAGACGGTAACGTCACACTTGTTAAAAACAATACGTCTGCCAAAATATTTGCAGGATATTATGTTGATGATGTTCCAACTGGAGTAACTAAAGGATATATTGTTACTAAGAATTTTAAAATAGAATTACATAACACAAAGGCATCCGATTTAGAATTAACTTCTAAAATAGTTGGAGATTTAAAACAACCAGTATTTACTTCTACTGATTCATATGCATTTGGACTCGGTATTATAGACCCGGAAACCGGTGAAAAGAATACCGGCCCTTATGGACCACATACAGATATATCATCTGATACATATTATACAAAAGAAGGTAAATATGATTTAGTTCCCGTTATTTATCAAAATTTAACAGGAGGAGCTTCTTCGTATAATCATTTCGATGAAGCGCCTGATCAATCTTCACAATTAAAGGGTCAATACATATATTCAAGATTTAGAAACATATCAGATAACGGTGATTTATATTCTATAATTAATCCTGACACACTTTCAACTATTGAATCTAATGCAACTGGAGTCACTACTATGGAATATGGTTTAAGTTATTCTTTAAAGAGTGGTAAAACAATTAGCAGTATTTCCGGAAATAGAACTCATTTAAGAAATTTTTCTAATGCAGAGTTTGATACGTTAGATGGAACTGGATCAATTGCTGAAAACGAAATCAATTTCGTGTGGAATGGAAACTATGATTCNACATCAAATGCACCTCTACGTGCAGACTTTGGAACTGGAAGTATTACACCTGCNATATATGATAGAGGTTTATTTATGCATATTAATCATCCTCTAATACAAAACGAAGCTAATAGTTTAAGTATTGATGAAATCATTTCTAATGGAATAGTTTCGATGCCTAAGTATGCCGTGAAAAGATCTTTAGATAAAGATGGACAAAAACAGACGCCATATCAGCCTTTAACTATTGAGTATATTGATGGAACTTCAGAAGGACCTCAAAATAACCAAAATGTTCAGATCTCTAGAAAAGCTATTAAGAATTCATTTACAGAAGATGATCAATACTTATTAGGTGGTAAATCATGTGGATCTTTCTTATATTTATCTCCAACTAATCAAAATACACTTTCAGTCGATGCACCTAGTAAATTCGGTAAGAAATTAATAGAAGGTGGAAGTCAGAATGCAGTATCAGTTGATATGGTATTTCAATATAGAATGACAGATTATTATGGAAAAGGAGATTCAGGTAGAGGTAGAATAGGTGGTATTTATGGTAACAAATTCTCTAACTTAATATATTCTAAGAAGATAGGTTTAGATATCATAGATTCTTATAGAAATGAATTTAAATTTGATATAGAAATTTACGCTAAATATAGAGCTGTTGGAACTAATAAGAATAGTATTAATAAGATAATGCTAAGCAAATATAACTCTGGATCCGGGTCATCTTGGTGGAATAATAGAAGAAGGTTCTTTACAAACTATAATGATTTCAATTCTTCTAGATTATACGATTTCGACGCACGTCCTTACAGATAATATCTTGCCTCGACAGAGTGAGATATATACTCTAACAAAAATAGAGTCGACTCATAATGGCGAAACAAATAAACACTGAAGCGAAGTACGATTTAGTTGAAGAAACCAAATCATTTTCACTTTTAAGAACAAACCCTAAATTAACTTCTAATGTAAAATTAGTAGTTGAATCTGAGGGAGATATTTATTTAAGTTCTATTAAAGCTAGCAGAACATTAACGCAAGCTGAATTTCAAAAATATCCAATATCAGATTCCGGAGAATTCTCTAGGGATGTTGCTTCATTTTACGGTAAATTACCAAAAGACGAGAGATATAGAGTAGGTAGAGAAGTTTCAGATTTAATAGTATCTGACAACTATGCAAACCAGTTCGAAAACATGTACAATTACGGTGCGTCATTTAACTTTACTAAAGTATATGATGAACAATATAGAATATTTGCACCAATATGGTTAGAAAAGAAGATTCCTGAAAACTTTGTAATCTATAGAATTAAAGATGTAGATTATGAAAAGATCTATGATGATAATGCCGAAGGTCAGAATTATAGAATAATGGAAATGCTTTCAAAGGCTACCATTGTCAAAACATTCGACATGTCTATAGACTCTAGAATAGGCACATATTTAAATAGCCATATTAATGATGCGCTAATGCCTGATTCCCATCTATCTTTTAATTTTGAAATAGAAGAACCTACTTACTTTAATGGAATAGACGTCATGACAGGTGGCTTTGTAAATAAATCAGATTATATAGATGACGATTACATTAAAGAAGATCTTCCGGAAATATTAGCTAATAATACACTAACTACTAGTTTTGAAAGAAACGGTATAATTTCAGCTAACATAATAAACCTAGAGTTTTTATTTGATGATAAAGAAGCTGACGATTATAACATATACCGATACTTTGGAGTATATGCTGATTCTCATTTAGAATGTTCATTTATTGCAAACGAAATAAATCCAAAGGGAACTATAACGATTGATCCTGTAAGTGTAGAGGATGAATACGGTGTATCCGTAGATTCTGCTAATATATATAATTACATCCCTAGCAAGAGTGATCTTTCTGTACCCTCGTTATCTTGGGTGAAAGATAGAAATGATGATTTTCACCACATTAAAAATTCTATAAATTATAGTGAGAATGAAATTAAAACATCTTTCTCAGGAGATACTTCGGTTTTTAAAGAATTTGTTAAAACACCATATAACATTGATGTAATTTCAAAGGATGTTCCTTTAGTAGGATTCATATCTCTTGAATTCATTAAAAAACCTACACACAATGATAAGTTATTTATTGGAAATCTTTCTGAAATATCAATAGAGAGATTTAACCTAGGAGATTTCCTATTAATAGCCGACGACACTCTTCCAATAGGAACTATTTCAGGAAACAGATATTCATGTAAAGGTAATCTATCACAAATCGCCTCGGCACTGGCAGCAGCTATACGAAATGGAGAAATCATACAATACGGTGCAAAATCTATTAAAACATCTGTTATTATTGATGACTATGCACAGGGAAGAAATAGAAACAAGACAATTTTCGGAATACATACTGGTAATCCACGTGTATTCTTAGACGTTTCTAATTCGAAGCCCGCTAATGATGCATTCGAAAAAGCATATAACCTAGTGGCAGATACTTCTTTAACAAATGTTCAGTTTCCACATGGATCTGGTATTACAGGTAATCTATCAATTGGAGATTATAAAACATACACGATGAAAGGTGGTTCTAGTATAGGACAAAGCGTAATAGTTCCATCAGGTTCTATGGGTTTTATTTCAATCGGAGACCACATCAAATCTAAAAACAAAGACGTATATTGTAGAGTAGTAGAAATAGTTAAAGATCCATATTCTGAAAACTATAGAGTTATTTTCGATAAACCAATTAATTTCTCAGGAGATAATACACTACCTACATATAATGTTTATAGAACTAGATTAGGTAGATTTTCAGCATATGATTTCAAGGATTTTGACTTTGACTTTTACGACACAAAGAATTCAGATATTTCTCATTTAAATGGAGAAATTCAAAATCATGCAGATGACAAGAAATCTTTCATAGTATCTTCTGCTTCTAGTATAAAAACAATTGATAACTCGACATCATATATAACAGAGTTTAATGGATTAGATGTTAGAGATTTTCTAGAGGTTGGAGATTATATATTAGGAGAGGATAGTATCGGTATTGATAATTGGATTAAAATTACTAAAATAATATATAATGAAACCTATAATACCACCTCTGTTTATTCTAACGATGAGCCTATCGTTGGAGTAGGTAATACAATAGTGCCTGGTCTGGAAGATTTCTTTTCATATAAATCAAATGTAAAAGAGGAGTTCTTTACAACATTATATCCTATCATATCGGAAGATGATTCAGATAAAGATCTTACAGACTCTTCAATATATTCAGAATACGATAGGCTTAGTGAGAATGAATTAAAAGAAACATCTATAAATTCTAGAGTATTACCTACTATTTGTAAATTTGCATTGAAAAATGGAACTAACGCTAGAAATTTGCCATATATTTTAAATGTAAACGAAGCATTTGGAACTAATAACTTATCTCCAGACATATCTATATTTTCTGAAAGAGATCCGAGTAAATTAAACATGGAACATTTTCATATATGGAATATTCCTACATATTTAAGGGAAAAAGAAAACATCATAAAAATTAAAGATTATGTAAACCCTAGCATAGGTACGCAACAAACATATGATACTGTTTCAAGTTTATTTAAAGATACTTCCTTTGATTATTTTAGCAGTTATTTGAATTATACTGGTGCAGAACTAGAAAATACAAACGGAGATATAGAATGGGTTAATGCCCAAACTAGAAAAATGTATACTACATTTGAAGGTGGAAATGAATTTAATTTCACTTCAACAGTATTTAGAGGTTTAAGATACGTTTATAAAGAAAGAAAGGAATTTGATTTAGATAATCCTGTTTCATTTAAATCTTCTTCGTCTGTTGAAGGTTATAAATTCGCAACAGTGTTATTTTATTCAAACAATATGCCTAACAATAAAGCTAATATTGAAGTAATAAAAAACGACAAATTTAAAACAATAACAATATTTATACACATACAGATCGTAGCTAATGATATAGATTTCTTAGATAGGTATAACGTATATTCACTAGAAGATGTAACTGTAGAAAATGAAATTAAAAACTCTAAAATTAGAGGATTTTTAGATTTCGGAATAGGATCAGCCTGGGGAGGTACTTCTGGAATATTATTATCTAGTTCAATACAATCAGTTGGAGATAATTCCCCTAGATTCTTTACAGACATGTTTAAAATAGAGGAAGAATATTCATATATATTATTCGAACACACCGGTAATACATATGCTCTTGAAATTATTTCAGCCGTTGATGAAAAAAATATTATAGTAAAGGGTGTTCCTCAATTGTGGGAAACCTCAACCGGAAAGGTAATTCCCGGGCAAACCCCAATTACATCAGCATCGGCATCGGCTATACCTAATGATATACCTCTTGTATATTATCAAGGTGGTAAAAATTCATGGTCAAATGTACTAGAGAGTATTGCATCTTTTGGTTTTGCTAACGATATTAATGCTAATGAAAACGTTTCATACGTTACAATTCTAGAGGATGGAAATGTAGATAATAATAAATTTACAATTGAAATAGAGGATGGGACGGAATTTATTAAAACATCAATATTGGATGTTGAATTAGACGAAATTAGGCCAAAGGCATTTAAGTTGAACAATAATAAAATAGGTAAAGAACTTGTAGCGAGGGAAGACGGTGGATATTTTACTACCCTTAGAAGGATGAACGGAAAATACAATCCGATGTTTAATGAAATAGTTACATTTACTAATTTATTTAGAAATAATAAAATGATAGATCCTACTAGACAGTTGGATCCAGCGTTAGATATAGATAGTATACAAATTATCGAAGAAGCAAAATACAAAAGAACTACGGAATATAACACTGTCTTTTCATCTTACCTAAAAACTGGGAGTGATTACGGCATATTAAAAAACTTCTTTTATCATAAAATTAATGAAAAGGGTAATTCCGTTCTTAAGTTAAGTAAAGAAACGGATAAATTACCCCTATATCCTTTGATTGGTGAAATAGCAATAGAAAAAAGAGACTTGAATTTATTTAAAAGTAAATATGCAAAGGATTATTATATAAGATCTCTCGAAGGAGGTGTATCTGAGAATGTCCATGGTACACTTAGTCCTATTGAGGAAAGGTCATTCTTTGCATCTACTATAATGAAAGTAAAAGACGTATACAACATTACATCTTACTCAAATACAAGTATGAATAGCCTAAGAGATTTAGATTCTATACGATATTCTGAAAAAGCAAAACAAAGTGCATATCTTTATGAAGATTCTCAAAAGATATACATAGATTTTTATATAATAGATTCTTTTATAAATGAACTAAAGGAAGATAATATTTCTGCACATTACTCTAATTATGTGAATGCTGCTAATTCATATGGAGATAAAACAACAATTGAAGATGATGTTAACGAATACATTAAAGAAAATATAATTCCGAGATTTATAATCGATGACATCTTAGTATATGGATTACCAACAAATGAAAGTGAAACAGAGTTAAATAGTGTAGTAGATCCAGTTAACATAATGGAAGGTGGATATTTACCTCTTACTAATTTTGAAATTAGAAGGTTTGCCGAAAAGCCTTTAAATTTCAGGTTAATATATAATAAAAAACCTGGATATAATTATAAATTAAGGGTTCATACTAAAATACAAGCCTAGAAATGAAAATAAACATTAAAGAACTTTTTAAAAGTGATCTAGATCCTAACAGCGTATCTTGGTGGTCTACTGATAAAATAGACAAGATTAATTATAATTTTAGCCAATTCGCTAATGGCGGACCGTCAGGTCCGGATGGTTTACATGGACAGGATGGACAGGATGGAATTAAAGGAAATCAAGGACCAGAAGGAGCAATCGGAGCTCAAGGATTTCAGGGAATTGCAGGTCCTCTAGAGGGAACACAATGGAACTATGCAGAAAATGAAGGTTATTCATACCTTTGGCCTACTACCGAGTTTAACGGAATAGTAGCTCCAATTATTGGTAATTCTGCCCATAGGGATATCCCTTCTTCTTATTATTTAAGTAATTTTTATGATGAAGAAGAATTTAAGTTTGACATTATTACAGGTTCTTTAATACCTAATTGGGATTCAGGAGTAATTGGAACTTATAGGAAATCGGGAGTATTGAATTTAATTACCGAGGCACATACTAGACGTGTAGATCCGGCCAATAACATGAATGCACCGATTTATTCTCCGCTAGGAGCTATTGAATTCATAGAAGACGGTCAACATACAAGATCTTTTAATATAAGGTTAAACCACGATGGATCAGGAAGTACGCCCCTTAATTCTTTAATTTTTTCTAGTAAATTAATATCAAGCGGAACACCTTCTACGACCGAAGATGAAAAGATAATATTCAGAGGAGACAGTATAGAATTCGACGCAACTGGAGGTAACCCAGGTGCAATGGATTATCTAGGATCTGACAGCGAATTTAACAACCCTATTACAGTAGATTCAACAGGAGGAGTCTCACAATTCTATGTAGGTAAAATCAAGTACAGCGTACCGGGCACTCTATTTAGAAATGTATTAAAACAATCAGATGGATCGGGTAAAGTGGAATGGGCACATATCAATAGTTTAGTTTCGACATATCCCCTGGGTTCTATTATTAGAATACCTTCTACTTTCTTCACAGAAGACAATTTTAATATAACTTCTTCCGTTACTTCGATAGATGGAATTACTGCCACTAAATTCCATAGTAATTTCGGAGCGGGTAAAATATCAGGAAATTATCCTGGATGGTATTTATGTAATAGTAGACAGTGGTCAGATCAGGGAGCTAAAATATATAATACACCTGATTTAAACTCATTTGAATGGTCATTCAACGTATCAACTACAGGAATTCCTTTATTTAGCAACTACCCATCCGTTCTTAATATCGCGTCAGGTAACACTACAAAAATATTACATGCAGGGACTGTTAATGCAATTGAATTAAATTCAGGTAGTATGACATCCACTATGGATGCACAAGAAAAACCGGTTTTTATTGGAACGTATAATAGTAGTTATGCTGCTGTTGAGAATGAAGTATTCGGAGAGCAGGTATATATTGTGTATTTGGGTGATTTTGATTTAACATGGTCTAATATAAATAGCAATGGAATACTAAATTCTATTTCTTTAAGATACGAGCAACAGACAACAGGCGTCAACGCACTACCTGACTTTACAGATCCAGCCGCATCGTACATATGTTCAAATGATACTGAAACATATTCTTGGACAGGCCCTTCCTTTGCAACAACAAATGCCTTTGGAGTATTCTGGTATGACGATCTTAACTTCTCAGGGACTGGTGTTAGGGTATATCAAAATGGAGACGAAGTAGAGACAGGCTTCTTTTCAGAGGATGGCACTAACATTACTAGATATTATTTAAAAGGAACTGGGTTTGTTGGAGGAACAGATATATGTATTCCATCCGAACAAGCGTGGTTTAATTATGACACACAGGTACATGGTGTAAATACAGTGGGAACCGGTCAAATTTTCCAATATATAATGGATTCCTTCACTCAAAAATATAAGCAGCTTTATGTATCATCTCCACAGATAATTACATCTAGAAGTGCACATGAATATTCATATGCACAGCAAACTCAAACTATATGGTCAATTGATAGTAGTGGTAATATCGTTCAGCCTGATGCAGGATGGTACAGAATACTTAGACCGCTTGGCACAAATACTGGTATTTTTGAAAATACAGCACGTAAATATTGGAATGGAACAGCCTTCGAAGGAACGGCAATATATTCTGACGAAATATTAGTCAACTATGCTACATGGTCTATTGAGGAAGGAACTAATGCCATTTCTAATGCATGTGGAACTAATGCAAAGCGTGTTCTTTTCTTTTCAAATAACGGTCAAGATATAACAGACGGTTCTTCGGGAAATGCAGTCAATCATACAATTTCTACCAGATTCCAAGGACTAGACTCACAACAAATGGATGCAACTATTTACGCATATAAGACCTTTGGTACATTTACAAATTCATATAATACAGGAACTGCCTTAGGTGCATATGCTCTTGAAAAGATTAGAGATATATCAACATTTAATGATAACCCTATTATAGCAGCAACAGGAGGATTAGATGTTGGAAAATATGATCAAATTACATCAAATTCAAAAATATTAGGAAATCAATTAAATTCATGTCCGGTTACAGTTGGACCTTATTTTTCCCAATCAGCTTCCCAGTTTTCAACTATGTATAGTGAACCAGTAGGCTCAGGATATGTTGAAATTGGAGATAACGTAAGAGGAGCTAACCATAGCTGGTTTGGTGGTAGGAGGTATACAACTATATATGCAATACCAAACGTATCGTGGTCTACTATTGCAGATGTAGATATTAAACGACATAATCCTACCTTCACTTTCGGAAGNGGGTGTACAATAAATATTAATCCTGCCGGAAACGATGATACTAATTCTGTCACATACACTAATTCATCAAACAACAATGTTACGATAACTGCAATAGGATCAAATGTATTATGGGAATTGGGACATACTGTCAGCGTAGGAGGTTTTATGTATGATGTGTATGCAGAATGGCAGGACGTCAGTAATTTTACTGCGTGTAATAATTCTTATTTTTATCCCCTCTATAAAGTGCATTTTATTCCTACAACTTAACAAATATAAATTGAATATATAAACAAATAGAAATACTCTAACAATGGCAATACCTATTAATCTAAAACAGATATTACAATCTGATACTTCAGCCGAGAGACTAGACAAAATAAATTATAATTTTGATCAGTTAATCGCGAATGGAGGAGGTCCTATGGGAACTCCTGGACTTATTGGAGATACCGGTGCTTCCGGTTTAACAGGGAATCAAGGGATTGACGGTCCACAGGGATATCAGGGTAATCAAGGCCCAGTTGCTGACTTAACGGAAAGTAAATGGCGAACAGCTGCATCGTTTCAAATAGGGCAATTAAAGATTCTTAATATTTCGCCAGTACATAATACTTCTCAAGGTGTCGCACAGGTACATCCACCTATTGTTATATTAGGTTTATCTAATTCAGATGACGAATACGCCAACCCAGGTATTAACAATCCATCCTTTTATAAATCTTCTCTAGTTATTAACAAAAATTCTAGTCTATTAGAGTCTAACATTAGATTAATAACTGAAAAAGATGCTGAAAATTTTGTTGATTTCAATTTAGATCTTAGCACCCCTGGTGAAAGTAAGTTTTACATAGGATTTAACCAACAAGCCACAAATCCAAACAATAGATTTGTATTTCAGGCCGATGAGTTTGGAATAGTAGATGCAGCAAATTCACAAAAGGTAAAGATTACATCAGCAGGTACTTTCTTTACAGGATCTTTTACAGCCGACGCAGATGCAACATTTAACTCTCCTGTATTTAAAATAAGTACAATCGACCCGTCCGGTATTAATAATCCGGCAGTTGGTAGGATAGCAGTAGCTTTAGATTCAGCAGGAACTGTGGGATGGATGGATCCTACTGACATTGGAGCAGGTGTTCCAATAGGTACAATAACATCTATGTTAGAAGAAATATTTTATGACTCTAACAATTTTATAAAAATTCAGGATTTTAGTAGTTTAACTACAACTGATCCTTGGGAATTAGATATTGAAATCGGAAGAGGTGTAGTAGGTACGGCTTACGAAGGATGGTATTTATGTAACGGGAGAACATGGCAAAACGGAACAGCATCTTATACTGTTCCTAATTTAAATTCTTTTCAATTTACGGTAAATTCAAATGGATCTACTTCATCTAATATAAGTTCAGATGGAGTCGAGAATATACTAGGAGGTGGACAGGTTAATGTGTTTAACCCTTCGGCAAATACTCATACGATGTTTATCGATACGAGTTCAGATACAATATATCCACTTTCAAGTGCAACCAACACTGATCCTACTAATACTGCATATTCTCCAGAATATAGAATAGTAAGAACTCCTCAATTGATATATTTAGGATTAAGTGATTTAACATTTAATGTACCTGCAGCGACGGCACAGCTAGTATACATTGATTCATCGGGTTCGTCTGAAGCAGCTCCCGCTTCATCGTATACTTTTCCTGACTATACAGCGGGAACTGCAGATAAAATACAGGTAAGCTTAAACCCTGACGCCATAGGCAATTATGCAGATCATTATGTGACAGATGTCAATATAACACTTAACGGAGGAAGTGCACCCAGTACTTCTATTGCCGGCGATATTAGTACTTACTTTTCAAGCTCAAGCATCGTTGGTGGTGGTTCTTTTCCTAGACACTTGAGTGATTTTAGGCCAAGTTTTCCATCTAATCAAGCTCTAGCATACGGACAAAATAGTTCCGCTAAAGTATATACATTTTCAGTAACTACCAACCTGGGAGCCACTGCTGATTTTCAAATCACAGTTCCTGGTCAAATTGCAAGTAATATTGTACTTATACCTGCAGTAAATCATGGATGGGATAACACTTCTCAATTAGTTCCACCTGTGAATAGCAATGATAACGTCGACATTACGTGGTCCTCTACCTCCGCTAATATAGCGCAATATACTATTGAAACGTATGATGGTGATGACACTGCACCAGACGCATTACCAAGTTCAGTATATTGGATTGGTAGTACTTCTTCGGCAATCAACACTATTAACGGTACAGGTTATTACCGAATTACACCTTCCACATGGCTGGTGAGAAACAATACAAGCTTGCCGGCTAGAAATCTATGGTTAAAATTAAAAGACGAGAACGGAGCTCATGTAGATTGGATCCGTGTTTTTCAAAATCAGGATGAGCTGTTCTTGATCCCAACAGGCACCGCGACAATAACATTTGCATCCGGCAATAATAGTAACAATGCTAGTACAACATCTGTTAACTTTGATGAAGGGACTCCCGCATCACAGCTTGGATCGATAACAGCATCAGGTGCATGGACCTTAGATAGCTCAAATCTGCCGGCCAATCATGGTGTATCATTCAGTAGGTCTAGTGGAAATGGCGGAACAGCTCAGACTTTTCATGTATATTTCTTCGGAAATTATTCCGGTGATGATACACAGTATGATATGTTTATAAGAATTAATGGTGTTATCGTTGAAACGTTTACTGTAGAAATAGTAGTAACGTAAATTAATAGTGCCATGTGGCGTAAATAACTTTAAATATGAATATAATTAACAAATATAAGAACACTATAATTTATGGCTTAATAGCTGTGATGATATTTGCGCTAATGCAACAGTGTAATTCTAATCAGAGTTTAAAGAGAGAAGTTGAATTAGCTAAGGAAGATTCTAACAGAAATTTTAACAATTACCTAGCTTCTAAAGATTCTATAAAGACTCTAATAGCAGATAACGGTAATTTAATTTCTGAAATAAGAAGTTATAAATTTGATTTATCAGATTTAAAACAGGAACAATCAGATCTTTTAGATAAATACAAAACTTCTTTAAACTTAAATAAAGATCTGAACAAGGTAAACACTCTATTAGCTGTAAACGTAAACATTAAAGATAGCATTATTGCAAGCTCTAATCTAACAGAGATAGATAGTAATAACAGTATATTAGCATTCAACAGGTCTGACGATTTTGGAAACGGAAACACTAGGACTTTATTCGGAGAATTAAAGATTACTAGATTCGATAGTATTTATAGTTATGGAAATCCTACTATAACACTACAACAAACTATTAATTTAATGGCAGCGATCGAAGATAATAAAGGATATGATGAGATAAAGATTTCTACAAGTTATCCTGGTCTTAATATATCTAATATAGAAAATATAAATCTAATAAATACTAGATTAAATAAAAAACAAAAGAAAAAGGCAGGATGGTCTGTTGGTGTAGGTTTCGGATATGGAATTAACCTCAACAATAATCAAGTAATAAGTACAGGACCTTCGATAGGTTTAGGTGTATATTATTCTCCATCATGGCTAAGATTCTAAAATTAATAAAAAGATAATGGCACAATCATCAAAATTTTTAAGACTGGATGAAGACATCTTATTGGAATTCATGTATCATGATCAGAACATAAATTATGTTGATGATGCAAGGATAGAAAATGATGACAATGGAAGTCAATTAAAATTTTTAAACACAGTAAGTGGAGATCAATCTACGTCTAAATTTCTAGTTCACGAATTAGGAGCAGATGTTGTTAATTTTACAGTAAGGATAGATGGTGGATATGTTTTTATTAATGATTTTGCATCTAGACAATTAGTGTTAAAGAACGGTAAAACTTATAAATTTAATTTATCAGATTCTTCTATCGATAATCCTAGTGGTTTTACGATAAACGGAGCTACTACTAATTTACAAGGGAATACCCTAGTGTATACTCCTGGAATTAATGGAAAATATGAATATTCTTATGAAGATCTAGCTGGTGTAAAATCTAAAGTAGGAGAAATTAACGTAGGAAATAGAGCAAATCCATTATTTGCAGAACCAGAACAAGAAACGGGTAATAGTATTAAAACTGCAACCGGTGAAATTGGTAGATATTACGCAGTCCCTTCTAAATTTAAAGGAACATGGGCTTTATTAGAAAATAACTTAGACTATTTAAGTAATTCAGATTGGAACGGAGACAATACACTTCCAGTAGTTAGTGACACTTTAGTAGATGCTGTTCACTATGAAACTATAAGATTGCATCTTAGAACTGGGTTTTCTTTCGCAGCTAGAGGAAAAGAAGGTTTCTTGTTCCAGGTAAAAGTAAAGAAAGCAACAGGTGTTTATAGTTACTTTACGTCTATAGTATATCTGAATCATTCTAATTTTGAAATAAGTAATCCAAACTCATTTGTGTTAGGAGATACTTCATACTCTAAGTATATTCAAATTAAAGTTCCTTCTTTAATTTACTTAGATGATTCTACTAAAAATAAGGAGTTTAGTGATGAATTTTTCGGAACAGGAAATGAGGCACCATCTAACACTTCAAATTACGAAGTTAGNTATAAATTAATTAATGAATTAACAGATTTAAACGATCAACAATATATCAACGTCGAAGATACTCTTGATGTTACTGTTTCTAGAGAAGATGAATATTTAGACATATCTGCTAATATAGAAGAAGTTGCAGATATGGATTATTTTCACGTGTTTGGAACTAAAGACGGTTCTAGACAGGGCTTTGAAAATTATATAAATAATAGACTCGAAACTTCAAGTGATGATATAATTATATTTCATGATATTGAGATGAGTGAACAAATCGGTTTGGACTTTTTGAATACATCTTCAATGACGTTTACACAGACTACAAATTATGAAGAGCCTATTCCATTCAGACCTATTATATTTAATGCAAATATAGCCAGTTCTTTTTTGATTAGACATACTATGAGAATTTATAATGAAACTGATAATACACAAATAATTAAAGTTTCAACTACGGCATCTTCTAATACTAAGAAGTATGGAACAAGAATGGAAAAGATTAATCTTAGAAATGTAGATCCTACTGTCATTTATAATAAATTACCTAATACTGCTGTTAATAGAGAATTGAATCAATTTGTAAATTCGATAAGACCAACTGTAGGAGAAACTAAATATGTGCCAGTAGCAATAGATACTTATGGAATTCTTGCATCTGTTTCATCGGTCGGAATGGACCTTACAGCTGGAAGAACTATTACTAAAAAATTAAAACCAGAAGGAAAGGCAACAATTCAACTATCTACAGTATCTGATAACTTTGTTAAATTTACAATAGCACAACCAGATGGAAGTAATGGAACAAAGGCCGTTTCACTTGTAAGTGCCGAAGATCTTATATTAATCATACAAAGCGGTAAAACGGAACAGAGAATTTCACACGATCCTTCGTTTCCTAATATAGATTTAGGACAAGGTGAAGTATTCTTTAAAATACCAAAAGATTCAGCTGTTAGATTTGACAAACAAGGTGCTAAGAGTATTTTAAATAAGTTTTATATAAACATAAAGAATGGAGAAACACAATCTCTATTATACCACGGAAAAGTAACAATCGTATAATGATATTAAATAGTAGAAATAATTTATTTAATTTTAAATTTCCAAGGACTTTTATACCCGAAGAAGTTGCTAATAAATACAGGAAATATCTTGATAGAATGCCAGGTAATTTAGTTAGCGAGCCAATAGACTATGTTAATTATTCTATACAAGGTATATCAATTCCCGGTATTAACTTTGAACCTGTTCAACAATCTCCAAATGATGGAACTATAACATATCACAGAGGATCATCCCCTATTCAAAATACAATAGAGAGACAATTTTCTATTGATTTACAATTATTGGACGGTTATATTAATTATTGGATAATGCAAGACACTTTACTTTATTATTATTCAAAGGGTGTTAAAGAACCTTTCATAAATGACCTTAAGTTACAAGTAATGGATTCAGAGGGAATACATGTAATGAGCGCTGTATTTGAAAAGCCTATTATGAATGCTATTTCAGAATTAGAATTGAATATGTCAAGTAACGTTGCAGAATTTACAACATTTACCCTTAATTTTTATTATAACAAATTCAATATTATATCGGAAATAGATTAAAGATATATACTTAGAATACAACCATACAATATGAAAACATTTTTAGAATTAATAAACGAACAAGATATCTCATCTGAAGAGATTATACTTTTACAAGAATCCTTACAATCTGAATGGAATGAAGAGCTTGAATCAAAGGTAGACTCTGCTTTAGAAGAATTCGTTTTACAATATGGAAAAGAAGACGGAACTTTTGATTTTGATAGATTCAATGAAGAGGTTACTAATGAAGGTTTCTTAGGTTCTATCATGGGAGGACTTACTGGTTTTGCATTAGGTAAAACTATTGGTAAAACTATTGCCAAGGTTTTAGGTATCGAAAAAGGTATATTCTATAATTTATTAACTTCAAGATTGGTAGGTGCCGGATTAGGTGCTGCAATNGGTAAATCATTTTAATTTGAATTACGTATCAGTAGACTTTTCATTAAACTCACCCGGTATTTGTATATACCAGGACGACACTAACCAATATCATTTTATATCTTATATAAAGGAAGGACAAGGCACNAAGAAAGAACGTGCATGGCAAGAAGATATATCACACCTCAAAGGCGTAACCCTATTACATCAACCAGATTGGCCNAAATCTTCAGAATACTCAAGTGGAGAACTTTTAAAGATTAGAAGGTATATAGCAACNGCNGATATTCTGGTTCAACTTATAATAAGCATAACTCAAACTAAACAAGACTATATTATTTCTTTCGAAGGATCTTCTTATGGTTCTGCTATGGGAACTAATAATATTATAGACATGGCGGCAGGAGCAGCAATTCTTAAAGAAAGAATGCTTTCAGACCTTGATGTCCATAATATATTTACGATAGCTCCTACTTCTTTAAAGAAACATGCCGGAAAGGGTAACATGAATAAGTCTGCTCTATGGGATGTCTTTTTAAATAATGTTTTAGAAGACCCTATTTTAGCTAAACACCCTATACATAATTTTTGTGTTAACGAAATTGGCCCATCTAAAAAGATACCTAAACCGTTTGACGACTTAGTTGACGCTTACTTTCTAACAGACTATATAAGGACCCTTAAAGATAGCACTGTGGAATAGATTTACCACAGAGGCTTAAAGACTTAAGTTATACTGTATATGCCCCATAAAGTTTCATAATAATAAAAAAAGATAGAATACTATGCAAAACCAAGTGATATCATCAGCCAGATTATTATCTCTAAAAACAGTTCTAACAGAGATGTTACAACAAAATAGAATAACAGAAGCAGAAATGCTAGATGTTTTAAGAAAAGCAGGATTATCGAGATCACCTGAATCTTCTTCCGAATGGATCGATGAACAGGGTTCTACCTACACTACAGCTTAATAATATAGAGAGCCTGCCGGCCCGATACGGATATATAGATTAGTTATAATTGTGAAACCTTTTTAGATTTACATGTATAACTATTATAAGTTTTTAAAGAATTAAAGACATTAACGAAAATTAAAGAAACATTAAAGACATGGCAGATTTTGACATTTTTAACTTGAGCGTTGCAGACGTTGACACTCACGAAACACAGAGTTCTAACTCTACAAACGAAATTTACAAACCATCAGCAGACGATGGAAAAGACGGAACCTATAAAGCGATGATTCGTTTTGTACCAAATCCATCAAACCCTAGAAATTCACTAGTTAAAAAGTATGTACACTGGTTGACAAATGCAAGTGGCGACGGAAGATTAGTTGACTCACCTTCAACAGTAGGAGACAAATGTCCAATCGCAGAAGCATTCTTCAAATTACGTAAAAGCGACTCAGCAGTTGATCGTAAGATGAGCGATAAGCTTAAGCGTAGAGAACAATACTACTCATTAATTAAAGTAATTAAAGATCCACAGAATCCTGAATTAGAAGGAACTTACAAGATTTTTAAATTTGGTTATAAGATCAAAGAAAAAATTGAAGAAGAAACTAAACCAGCTTTCGGTGAACCTACCCAAATATATGATTTATTTGAAGGAAAGAACTTCGAATTAATTATCACAAGACAAGGTGAATATAACAACTATGACAAATCTAAGTTCTCATCTACGAGATCAGCGGTTGCAATAGAAGGCAAACCAGCTGAAAGAACTAAAGAAGCAATGTCCGTTATTAAAACAGAATTAGATGCAGCTCCATCATTAGAACCTTACGGTTACAAGAAATGGGATTCAGAAACAATGGATTTTGTTAATGGTATTTTAAGACAATACTTAAACCCAGGAGATTCCATTGATTCAGTTATCTCTAAACCAAGGCCAGTTGCAAAGAAAGTAGCTGAAGCCGTTTCCTCTGGAAGTAGTGACTTTGAGTTCCCGGACACAATGACAACTTCGCCAGATGCTCCAGCAACAACTTCTTCAACTGATAGTGATGATCTAGATTCTTTCTTGGATGAGATCGGAATCTAAGATAACAGAAGATTTAAAACAGAAGGTCAGAAGTTTAGTTAAACAAGTATGTGTAAAAGAACATGCTGACCCTTCAAAACACATGATTAAGGAAATGCCAGGTCGTTTAAACCTGGCATGCCCTTATTGTGGTGACTCACATGGAGAATCTCATAAGAAGAGAGGAAACTTGTATTGGGCCACTTTGCAATTTCATTGTTTTAATTGCGGACAACACTCAGACTTATATAGATTTCTCAAAGATCATCATATTAAATTTCAGGACACTCAAGATTCTATTAATGTAATCGAATACATTAAGGAACATAAAGTAGCTGTCAACGAAGTAGATACTTTACAACATGGTGTATTTAAGAGGCTATATGATGTAGCTCCAACTAGAACAGAACTTAAAAAGAGTCTAAAGCTTATTGATATAGAACCCGGAGATGCTGCATGGTTTTATTTAAAGAATAGATTTTTACATAAGAAGGCAAATAACTTTATGTATTCTCCTAAAGATAAGAGGCTTCTAGTATTAAATCTAGCACCCGAGAATAAAGTAATTGGATTTCAAAGTAGATCACTATTCAAGAGTAAGAATACACGATACCTTACATATGATATCGAGAAGATATATCAAGAGATGGGTAAGGAATTAAATCTAATTGACGAGGAATTAATATCAGCAAAGAAGTTATCAACATTATTCGGTATTATGAATGTTAATTTTCAGATGCCATGCACTATATTCGAAGGTCCCTTAGATGCATTATTTATGCCAAACTCTCTCGCCCTTGCTTCTGTTAGTAGATCAACTGAAGAGCTTGACGAGATACCTACTATTAGATATATGTTTGATAATGACGAAGCCGGAAAAACAAAAATGATGCAGAAACTGAAAAAAGGAAAGCAAGTATTTACTTGGGATAAATTTCTGTCCGAAACTAATATGGATAAATATCCTAATAAGATAAAGGACTTAAACGATTTAGTTCTTGCTGCATGGAAAATAAAAAATAATTGCCTATCTACGTTAGATAAGTATTTTAGTGATTCACGTCTAGATGCTTACTATATATGATGGATTTTATAGAAATGGTAAATGATGAATTAGACCAATTTGAAGAAGACGGTAAAAGACATAAGAATTTAAAAATGCTAATGGATTTTGAATCTTCTGATTTATCTCATTCTGAGAAAGAGATAAAAATAGTTCCTAAATTTAAAAAGAAATTTAAGAGCGAAGTATATGTTAAACGTAATAATAAAAATAATTCATTATTTTAATACAACATAATATGATAGAGCAATCTAGTAAATCAAAAATAGTTCAACTTGATGAATATCTTTCAAGTCAAAGATCAGAATGGACTGTAAAAATCAAAGATCTTACTGAAAATTTAAAAGCAGGTGTTCTTTTGGAAGAGGTAAGTGCATATACTTTAAGCTATAGACAAATCTTAGTTGAAAGTTTAGCCACTATCGCATCTAAGATTAGAGGACAAAAAGCAACTATTGACAAATTATACAAACAGAAATGGATCGAATATTATAAGTTCGATTATAAAATAACAGACAAACAGAGAGAGCGATTTATTGATGCAGATCTTTCTGACGATAGACAAATTCTGGATTTACTTGAAAGCCAGAAAGCCTTCATAGAAGGTTCAGTAAAAACTCTTGATAATATGGGCTTTGCAATAAAGAATCGCCTAGATATTTCAAGATTATAAAAATAGTCAAATGAAATTTGATTTTAACTTTAACCGAAGATGATCAATTTTTAAGAATTGATGAAGCAGAGGAACTTGAGCTAGAGCAGATTAAAATATCTTTAACTAAAAGAATTGATAGTTGGAGATTTAATCCTTTAGTGAAAAAAGGAATATGGGACGGGTATGTCTCATATATCAAAGATGATAAGTGGATTCCCGCTGGTCTCTGGAGATACGTTATGCTCGTTTGTAAGGAATACAAGTTTGATCTTAAACTTAATGGAATTGAAAGACTATTTGATAGAAACATAGGAGCAGAGTCCTTTGAGTCATGGTCATTGGAGTTCTTTGAAGGAAGTAAATTTACACCAAGGGATTATCAAATAGAAACAGCATTTAATATTCTTAAATTTAGAAGATGTTTAGCTGAGCTAGCGACATCTGCTGGTAAAACCCTAATATCATTCTTGACAGTAGCTTATATGTTAGAAAAAGAACATGCTAAAAAGATATTGTTCATAGTTCCTAACGTATCTCTAGTTGTTCAAGCACATGAAGATTTCCACGAATACAATAACAAGAATAGGATTAATTTAAAAATCCAACAAATCTACGCTGGTCAGAAAATCAAATCTGATAGAAATGTAGTTATAGGTACATATCAATCTCTGGTTAAAAAGCCAAAGGAATATTTCGAGCAGTTCGACGCTGTCATTGTTGATGAAACTCACAAAGCAAAATCTAACTCAATCAAGACTATACTACAAAAATGCACAAGTGCAATTTATAAATATGGTTTATCAGGTACTATTCCGAAGGACGGATCTTTAGATAAATTAACATTAATGAGCCAGACGGGTCCTGTTATTAGTGAAGTTAAGGCAAGTTTTCTACAACAACAAGGTCACATTGCAAAATGTAAAGTCAAAGTTATAGAAATGGACTATGCTCCGGAAAAAGCAAAGAAGGCATTCGAAGAATTAGCACATAATAAATACGACAGGAAGGATGTATTCCAACTAGAACAAAACTACATAATAAACTCATTCGGACGACTAAACTTTATATGTAGTGTTATTGGCAAGGTTCCTAGGAACTCACTTGTCTTGTTTCATAGGATTGAGCATGGTAAAAAAATATATGAGCATCTTAGACAGAATACAAATAAGAGGGTATATTATGTAGACGGAGGAACAGCAACTGATATTAGAGAAGAATATAAGAAGAAGATGGAAGCCGGAGATGAGGTGGTTATCGTAGCTTCTTATGGAACGTTCTCGACAGGTATCTCTATCAAGAAAATTCACAACATATTCTTTACAGAGTCATTCAAATCCGAGGTAATCATCAGACAGTCAATTGGTAGAGGTCTAAGGCAGCATGAGTCTAAAGATGCAGTATTAATAGTCGATTTTGTAGATGATATTAGAACAGACGAATGGGACAATTACCTATATAAGCATAGTATTGCTAGGCAAAAAATTTATAAACAAGAAAAATTTGAATATAGTATTAAGAAAGTCAAATTTGATGGAGATATATAACTAATAATAAAACAAATTAAAAAGCAAATAAAATGGCAAAAGTTAATAAGATTTCATCTTTTAAGTCGTTTACAGAGGTTAGAACACAAGACACTGTAATGAAGCTTAGAGAAGAGAATGAATTAAAAAGAAAAGAATCAGTTTCTAAATTAGCAACTATTCTTGATGAAATGGGACTAACTTCTTTTGAAGGATTAGAAGAAGATCAGAAGCAACAAATCATATCTAAGATATTCGGAGACGTATCTGAAGAAGATATTAAAGAAATTGAAGTTGAAGTTGAAGAAGTAACGGAGTCTGTTATTACTGAAAAAATAGATCGTTCTGTTGCTAAAAGAATGGAAGGACTTTATTTATATAAGAAAGTAGATCAAGCTTCTGAAATTTTAATTGAGGTAATAGATGACATGCTAGAAGAAGAATTTGAGCAAGAAGAATCAATTGAATTTATCTCATTAAAAACCCAAGAACTTTTAGAAAAGGCAACATATGCTACATATGAATCAGCAGTTACAGAAGCTATTGACGTTACTGGTAAAAGAGATGCTAAAAAAGTTTTTACGGCATATAAAAGAATCATGGATTCAATGCCTGGAATTTCACAATCTAAAAACAATAATCTAATTAAAGGATGTATTAAAGTTTTAGGTATGTATGCTCTAGAAGACGCAAATTTTCATAGAGAAATGTCATGCATGAACAAGATTAAAGGTTCTATATCTCCTGTAGAAATTAAAGTTGCAGGATTAGCTAATTTAGCAGTTAAGGTGAGCGTTAATAAAATCAAAGATGCATTACAACAAGTTACTAGTAAAGTATCTACGGCAGGTGACTGGAGTGGAATTGCAATCGCAGAAGGAACAGCAATATACTTAGATTCAATAGGAGCTACTAAAGAAGCCCAAGATATGTTAGATATGTTTAACTCTGCATTTGAATCAACTGAAGAATTAGGTCAAAAGGTAATTGAAGGTAGAGCATTTGCTGCTGCCGCTAAAAAAGCTAAAGATGAAGGTTTAGAAGAATTCGAATTTAACGGAAAGAAATATCCTGTTCTTATTAAAGAAAACACATTAACTGAGTCTTTAATATTAGAAGGAACAAGAGGTCAATTTGGTAAAATAGATAATAAAGGAAATATCACATCAGTATATACTCATTATGATTCTTACCCAGACAATATGTTACCAATTATTAAGAAATCTTTTAAAGGTGGTAAAAATGTAGATACTATTCTTTCTAAAGGAGCAAATTCAGGATTAGATAGTGATATAAGTAAAATAAACTTCTATGGAGATGGTTCTGTTGCAAGTAACGGATCTATTAAAAGAATCGATAAGTATTTACAAGATGCTCGCGACGAGGAAGGTGCAGAATTCGTTTATTTATGGGATGTAAAATCTAAAAAATGGATGATGGCAGATACTTACAAAAAAACTGGATTAGTTCCAGCCTTTGAATCAGTAATTACTGAAGCTAAGAAAATTACTAAAGCTGCGATCGAAGAAATCGGAGATTTTAGAGATGGTGAAGGATATTCTTCTAACGAATATTATATATTAGCTGATTGGGCTCAAGACGAGCTAGGTGACGGACCATACGACATTAAAAAACTAGAAAAGTTATTAAAGTCCAAGGAAATACAAAAGGATATGGAAGGTAATAACGCAGTAGACGTTGAATATCTTGAAGAATTCTCAGAATCAGTAATTACTGAAGCTAAATACAATAAAAAATCACTATTAAAGAAATTAGGTAAAGCAGACGATGCAACTATTCAAACTGGAAATGGAAAAGAATATGTAATCTACAATCCTGATTCTAATAACGATGATAATGCAGCAATGTGGAACGATAATTCAGTATTTGCAGTAGACCAAGACGGAGAAGAACATGAAATAGATTATAAAGACATAGGGTTAGTGTTAGTAGAATCAAATGTCAATGAAGCTGAAGTATCTTCCGCTGAAGATTTTAGAGAATATGCAACTGCAGTTTTACAAAATGCATTTGAAGAAGACTATGATGAAACAAAAGCTGAAGAAGTAATTTCCGGATTAATATCAAAACACGGAGAAGATTATGGAGCTATGATCGGTGCATTACAATCTTCATTAGCATAAAAAATTATTAAAAAAAGTTGGCCTGGATTTTTCCGGGTCATTCTTTTTTATTATATTAGCAATAACAACATAGGATATTATGAAAACATGGACCAATTATCAGGACTTTATTAAATTTCACGCAGATGAATTAGGTATGACTAGAGAAGAATACTCTGCTATCTATTTGAGTGAAAACATTATAATGCCGTATGATCAATTTAATTTAATAAAGGAAAACTTTAAAACTTGGAGCAACTTAGAGATAATTAACGAAGGCGGAGCAGCAGGACACATGATGCACCCTTTTGATGATCAAGATTTAACATTTGGAGATTTTAAAAGAATTGCAACAAGCGCACTTCAAGGAGAACTTAATTTCGAGGAACAACCTACCGAAAAAACAGATGGACAAAACTTATTTGTAACAGTAAAAGACGGTATTGTATTATTCGCTAGAAATAAAGGACAATTAATATCTCCACTTGATTTAAATGGAGTTATCAAAATGTTCACTGGGCATGCTTCTAAATTAGTAGAAGAAACATATATCTTTGCAGCTACTGATTTATCAGAAGCACTAGGAAAATTAAAAGACTATTCAGAATTTAAGGATGGAACTTCTTTCATGAATATGGAGCTTATTTATTCTAAAAATCCAAATGTAATAAGATATGACAGAGATGTTATTCAATTCCACGGAATTACACACACNGATGGAAGCGGTAATATTACAGGAACTGATTCTAAAGTAGGTGGAAAGCTTGCTAAAATATTAAAAGAATTAAAAGCTGACATTCAGAAGACATTCACTATCATACCTCCACAGATACTTAAGATGCACAAGGACATTGAATTTGATTCAAAGGTTGATTACTATATCAAGAAAATTGATAAACTAAGAGACACCTATAAGCTTTCTGATACTGATGAAGTTAAGATGTATCATGAAATGTGGTGGAGAAATCAAATTGAAAATGAATTCTCTGAATTATTATCAGATGTTAAGCATGGCCTTTTACTAAGATGGGCATACGGTGACAAGCAAACTCTAAACATGGTTAATATTAAGAAATTAGTAGATAAAGATCAGATTAAAGCTATTAAAGAATTTGACAAAAACAGACTAAAGAAATATAAAGAAAACATACTTCCCTTTGAAAATTTATTTTTAGAGTTAGGATCTGATGTTCTTAAAAATGTTTCAAACTTTGTTGCTGCAAACCCTGAAGCTGAAAAGCAGAGGTTACATACTCAAATCAGAACTGAGGCTGGTAAAATTAAAAAGAACGGAGATTTAACTCAAATCGCTAAGGTGGAAAGAGAGTTAAATAGATTAGAAACAATCGGAGGAATAGAATCAATAATTCCAACCGAAGGTTTAGTATTCATATATAACGGAAAGACGTTTAAGCTTACCGGTACTTTTGCTGCGATTAATCAGCTAATGGGAATTATAAAATACGGAAATTAATTATTAACAATACAACAGAATATGGCACTTAAAAAATTAAGACAAGTATTTCAAGAAACTAACATTAATGCCTTTGGCGAAATGTTAAAAGAAAGGGTGATTGTCACTGAAAAAATACAAGGAGCATCTTTTCACGTTAGAAGAAATCAAGATAAGTTTGAATATTTTAAATCTTCTGATAAGAAGATGACAATGGTAGATAGAACGATAACTAGTTTATATGAAACTGCCATTAAGCACATTCAGAGCTTACCTCCTAGTGTTAAGGAAGATATGCCATTTGACTGGAAATTCGGTTTTGAATATTTACCTGAATCTGGAGTTTCTCAATATAAGTATACGAAATTACCTAAGAACAATTTAATATTAACACATATCCAGGTCATGAATGAATCTGGTAAAATATCTAAAGTCGTAAGCGACCCTTCCCTTCTTAGGAAATGGTCTAGGGTATTAGAAGTACAGGAGCCAAGTATCATCTTTGATGGAATGCTTTCACAATTACAAAAGGATAGAATTATTGAAATACTTTCAATATCTGATAATGAATTTAAAAATAAATTCGATTACAATCCTAATACTGATGCTAAGCTTCCATTTACACAAGCAATGATTAAGGTATTTAATGAATCAATTTCATCACCTACTCTTAATGAAGATTTTGAAGTTGAGATCGATGGATTAATAGTTTCTTTTATTGGTGATAAAAAAATTAGATCGTTTAAATTAGAAGATTTTGCTAGAGATCTTAATGAGAAAAAAGAATCTAGTCATATGTATCAGATTACTATCGCTAATTTAGTAGAATACATGTCAACTTATAAACTGTCAGATATTCAATTAAATGAAGAATCTGCAGATTGGAGATACATTGAATTAATGTCAGTTATCTTTAACGAATATGTTAAAGAAAATGCAACTAAATTTATTGGTGTTAATTTTGAAAGTGCAGATTTTGCAGATTTAGAATCATTCAAGCTTAATACAAAATACATTAAGAACGAAACTACACTTTCAAATACTACTAACCCTATATTAGCAGAGTTATTTAAAATAATGCTAGGATCATTTAGAAAAGAAAGAACTAAAGAAAGTGATATTATCACTAAGGATATGTTAAACCATGTCAACTCAGTAATTTCTGAAATCAATAAAAAGATTTTTGTTGAAAATACAGATGAAAATTCTATATATGATTATAGCAATTTCATGCTACATAATCAAATAAAGGCAACTGTAAATCTTTCAGAAGCTCTTACTGTTAAATATCCTGAACAGGGTAAAGAATTAGTGAATATGTTTGTTGGAAGATTCCAGCCATTTACACTTGGACATGCCAAGGTATTAGAAACAATTCATAAAGAAAACGGCCATCCTGTTGTAGTTCTATTAGTAAAAGCTAAGAACAAGAAAAAGGAAGATGCATTTAAGAGACCTTATGACGAGAAGACACAATTAGATATGTTCAAAGCTGTTCAAAAACAATATCCATTCCTAAAAGAAATTTTTGTAATTCCAACTGGAGGTATTGATACTATGTTTAACGCAATGAGACCTAAATATGAACCTGTATTATGGGGAACAGGAAGTGATAGAATGAAAACATATGGATTCCAAGTAAATAAAGATTCTTATAGAGAAGATCTTGGAGTTAGAAGTGATTTTGGATTATTTGAAATTCCAAGAACAGATGATAATATTTCAGCGACTCAGGTTAGAAATGCAATGTTAGACGGAGATGAAAAACTATTNAAGTCTACAACGCCAAAAGCTTTACACAAAATGTATAGTGAACTTAAGAAAAAATTAGAAGATTCAGTAGGCGCTTCAGAATCAAATGAAGTTACAGAATCATTATTAACATTTAAACAATTTTTAGAAAACAATGGCTAATTCAATAAGAAATAATTTCGAGTATCTTTTAAATAAATTAAACGAGGCTAAATCATTACCAGTATCAATAGGAAGCACTGTCATAGGTGCTATAAGTGCAGACGATGAAAGAACAATAGCTGAACTGAAAGCAACTGTTCAAGGTGCTGGGTTTGAAGTAGAATTAAAAAACTTTCTAAGAGATGAAATTGGACTACCACATGAACAGCATGTAGAAACCGGATTTAATATACTTAAAAGAAGTCAAGATCCCGTTAAAATGATGGAGTATTTTAAAAATAGAACACTTCAATATACTAGTGCACTTGGAAAAGCAGCAGATCCAATTAAATTGGCACAAGATTTAATAGGCTTAGATGCAGCAGCTGCTGAACAATTATTTCAATTTACATGGAATTCTACTCCATCGACAGGAATTGGAGAGGTATGGCTATCTCTTATGTTTAAGGAAGGTAGAAGACCAAACTCTAAAGAAAAGGGAGATACTATTATTGATAACAAGGAATTTGAAGTAAAGGGAAACGGTGCAAGATTACAAGGAACCCATGGATATGGCGACGGTAAAAAGATGAGAGATAATTTTAAAACCGGAGTAAATGAAATATGTAAAACAATTGGAAGAACAATCCCACAAAACATATTAGACGATTCAAATAAATCAGATCTTAGCTGGAATATAACAAAGGAGCGTTCAGGATCCTTTGGAAAATGCTTAAAGGCAATGGCAAATGAAAAGCCCTTTGATAAAAGAGAAATAGCTGCGATCTCTGCAGAACTCGGTGAGGTATATAAGACCTATTTATTAAGTGCTAAAATACCTAATCAAGCATTTGTTAAAGCGATATCTGAGAATGGAGATTTTGACGTAGAAGTTTTTAACAAAATACTATTACAAATATATTATGCATATTACTTACAAATAGAAAAATTTAAATACATAGTTTTAGTGTCGTATCCTAAGGGAAAAACACCTAAATATATTACAAATAAATTTTTAATATCAACTTCAGATTCAAAAACAATTATGTCCTTATTTGAAAAGAACATTCTACAGGTTGCGAGTCCTCCTAGTTTCGGAGAACGTGCAAGTTCACAAGGAGCTAGTTTTGCAATACAGTTAAGATAAATATAAATATAAATAAATAAAAATGAACAAGTATAACCATAACACAATTAACGAGGCCCGTTCAATTAATAAGATCTCTAAAGAATTTACAGAAACAGTTGTAAAGATGAAAGAAATTGTAAAAGTATACACTTCTGCGGAAGATGGAAGCGACGATAAAGCAGCATCTAGACAGCAGTTAATAGATTTAACAATCAAAAAGAAAGCACTTGTAAAGGAACTGGATGATGCAGTAGCTGGCAAAAACAAAGATGCAAAATTAGTTATTAGTGAATCTACTGAAGAATTCGAACTTCATGAAAACGTAAGCAGAGATGTTCACAGATCTGTTAATTCATTTATCGAGAAAATGGCTAAGAAATATGACATTCCATTACAATCAGTAGTATACAATATCATTACAGTTCTTAGGAGTCAAAACTACGATGGAATTCCTGAATCATTTCAACTTCTAGAAGGAACAATGTCAAAAATAGATATGATAGCGAAAGAAGCTAGAAACCTTTCAGACTTTATCAAAAGATTTTTTAAAGAATTTGAAGGTAAAATAGAAAAGACTAAAGAAACTATTAAGTGGGCTGAATCGATGTATGATGATATGGTAAGTGAAGAAGCTATTCAAGAGAAGAGAGTAATTACTAAAAGAAAATATGGAGACAATCATCCAGCTCAAACAGTTGGAATGACAGCTAAAATCAGAAATAAAATGCTAGAAGCTATTAGAGATGGTAAAGTAGCAGCCGGTGAATTTGATAGAATTTTAAAAGAACTTTCTTCAAATTCTAAAAGATGGATGGCATCAAATAAAAGATTCTTTCTAGTATCTGAAGAAGGAATAACTCTTTCTAAATTAGGAAAAAGAATTCTTAAAGGAATCACAGTTAATGAAAACATGATATCTACTGAATTTGATTCATTTATAAATGAAGCTAACACTCTTAAATTTAAAGGTAAAAAAGTAGATGTCGGTTCTATTGAAATAGGAGATGTAGATATGAGAGATTATCCTGACTTCTCGGATGCATATATTGAATATGCTGAATACACGAATGGAAAAGCTCTTTCAGAAGAAGAGTGTTCAGAATTACAAGATGAATATCAGGATTTCGTTCATGAATTAGCACATGATTCAATTCATTAATTTTAAAGATATATACAGTATAAAATTATAAAAACAAGAAAGAAATATGAAAATATTTAGAACCTTCGCTAGATTTATTAATGAATCTTTAAATGAAGTAAAGCAAAGAGATACTGCAGCAATTGCCTCTAGGTTATCTGCAGCTATTTCTAAGATAGAAGGAGTAAAAGTTAATGTTACCAAAGGATCTTTAGACGCAGGTGGTTTTGATCTTGACTATGATGGAGAAGAATTCGAAGGAGGATCATACTTCATCGGAGATTCTGGTGAAATAGTTAACGCAGCAACAGGTTTAGAAATATATGGAAACATAGCAGATTCTGTTGACGATCTTGTTAAGAATATAAAGAAAGGTAAATTTAAAAAGTATAAGGCACTTGAGTCAACAGGATCTGATACTTCTAAATCTTCTAAGATATGAAAGAACTAGAAGAAAATATAACTCCAGCAAATATTGGAGGTATGGGAGAAATCTCCCTACCGACTGAAACAGAAACAGGCTCGGGTGATGTTCCTTCCGGTTTAAAGAAGAAGAAAAATAAAAAATTAAAGAAAATGTTTAAATCATTCGAAAATTACGTATCTCATCTAAAAGAAAATGATTCTAATGATGTTGAGATTGAAACGACTGCTATGCTTTTAGAAGCTAAAAGAGCTGGTCTTTCTAAAAAGGAAACTCTAAAAGTTGCACAGAAATTTGCGGATGCTCTTACCAAATTAGATGGTAAAAAATATACAGTTAGTTCTGATTATGAAGAAGATTCATTTGATTTAGATGTTGACGGTGATGAATATGCAGGTGGTTCATATAATATTAATGATGATGGTTCAGTAGTCAATATGGCAACATGGAATCGTAAAACGAACGTATCACCGACTTATGGTAATATGGATGATGACATTAAAACTATTATAAAGACTATTAAAAACTTAAAAGAATCTGTAACTAATGAACAAATGGATTTAGAAGATGAATTAGCAAATGATGAATTTGGTATGGATTTTGATAAACTAGGTTCAAAGGAAAAGAACTGGGTTCGTGATGAAATGGAAAATATCAAAGTTGCTGAATCAGTAATTAACGAAGCTAAATTTAAAAAAGGACAATATATTAAAGCCAAAAGCGATAGCGATGATTTTGATGGAGATGTTTATGATAAAACTAACGACGTTGATGGATCTGAAATCTTAAAAAACTCATCATTCGAAATTTACGAAATTGGTAAAGATGAAGTTATTCTTTGGAGCGATGCTGATGAAGTAGAATACTCTATAGATCCAGATGATCTTAAGAATTTCGTAAAGGAATCAGTAATAACTGAAGCTAAATCAATTAAGGTTACTAAGAAAGAATGGCCCTACGTTGAATTTAAAATAGGTAGCACAAAACATAAAGTTGAATTTGATTACGAAGATATAATTGATGATCATGGTAATGAGGGTCAAGATCAATTCTGGTTAGGTAAAGATGATGATGGTAAAGAATGGTCTATCGATGTTTACGCTGATTATAACGGTGATGTTCAAGATGTTCATTACGATACTATCGTCGCTGAATCAGTAATTAACGAAGCTAATGGACAAACAATAAAAGAGTTTGCCGATCTTCTTGCATTATTATTAGACGAAGACAGTGGATTAGACATTGAGCGTGCTATTATCGAAATGGATCCAAAAAAAGCCAGAGTTTTACAAAAGCAAATTTCTACATTGTATAAAAAATTATTTGATCTTACAAACGCTGGGTTTAATTTAAGAGAAGATAATTCAACAGTTAATGAAGCAAGGCCAGGTACTGAAACATATTATCAGGGTAGAGACGTATTACCTCCATATTATGGTAATTCACAACTTCATGATAAATCAGAGGAAATGTTTAAAAAATCATGGAAAAGGCTTAATGATAAACAAAAGGATGAAGTATTATCTTCTTTCCCTAAGAATGAATCAGTAGTTACTGAAGCTATTCGTTTTAATGCAAGCGATTATATTAAGGCTGGTAAATTAGGTTATAATGATCAATTCTTAGGAAAGAATTCTCTTGCTAGAACTTTATCAATAGATTTAGGATTGAATGCTACAGATGAATATGTAGGACCTTGGCTCGGATTTGATCACGTATCTCTTTATGCTATTGGTAAAAAAGGTGGAACTATTTTAAAAGATGCACTAACAGACAAATATACATATGAAGAATTAAAGAAAGCAGCAGCTGACTTTATGGGAATTAAAGAATCTGTAGTTACAGAGGCTAAGTCTGAGGCTCCAGACTCTTTATTAAAATTCATGAATGATGAACAAGATGAAGGACAAGACGCTAATGTGCATTTAGCTACATTCGATGGAAGTTCAATGGAAGCTCAGTCGACAACTAAAACGTGGGAAGATGGAGTTCCGGTTACAAAGTACTTCACAAGAGGAGGTTACAAGCCAGTTTCACCTAAAGGTGAAATATGGATTCTAGAATCAGAAAGATTTTGGTATTTCAGATACAAAGGAGTATGGTATGCTGTTAAGATAGCAGACTATGGAACTCCTCCGTTTGAATATTAACATATAACTAATTTCGCGTATCAACGAAATACACTTCAACTACATGTTGAAACAATTAAAGAATGCTCTGTATAAACTACAGAGCATTCTTAGTATGTATAGGATTGCACATTGTATTAGTTTATTAAAAAGATATGGAAAACATTATATTTAGACCTGACAATTTCAAAAAGTGGTCGATCGAGGCCCTTACTAAATTAGAGAAGGTAATTGATTCTTGTAAGAACGAAGCCCACCTTGAGGCTGCAAAGAACATGGTGGATAATTTTACAATAATTACAGCACTTGAAGATGCTGATGAATTTTCGATGGACATTATCATACATCAATTATGGCTAAGAATTAAATTACAAAAAAGCAAAATATATGCATCACACTAAGGGTAAAATAGGATTCACTGCAGGTAATTTTGATTTACTTCATCCTGGGTATATTTATACATTCGAAACTGCAAAGGAAAATTGTGATTATTTCATGGTCTTTTTACAAAGAGATCCTTCTGAAACAAGATTCACAAAATACAAACCAGTCATACCACTATACGAGCGTTATAAAACATTAATGGCATTAGAATGCGTTGACGAAGTTGTTACGTATCAAACGGAAGAAGACTTAATAGAGTTAATGGAATTCTATAAGCCTGATGTTAGAATATTAGGAGATGATTATATTGGTAAAAGATTTACTGGAGATCATCTAGATATTGAGATAATTTATACTACTCGTTCACATGGATGGTCAACCACTAAACTAAAAGATTTAATTACAATGCAAACCGTAAAACAAAACCCAGAACTAATTGATAGAGCAAAGAATGACGTAGACACGACAGCTGCGCAGCATTTAATGTTAGCTATTAGAGATGAAATAGCACAGTATGTTGAAGGTAACTTGACAGAAGAGCAATATAAAAATGGAATTAAAGAATTATTAGAAGACGCATGAGAATAATAGTAACAGGTGGATTTGGATTCATAGGATCTGAGTTCGTAAACACAATTGGAAGAAAAAACCCAAATGCAGAAGTATTGGTAGTTGATAACTTAACGTATGCTGCAGATGCACGTAGAATTAATGTACCTAATATTGATTTCCTCGAAAAGGATATATGTGATGTAACCGCCGAAGACCTAGGTTCTTATGACTATATCGTTCACTTTGCAGCTGAAAGCCATGTTGATAACTCTATTAAAGACGGAAAACCATTTATTAGAACTAATGTCGAAGGAACATTTAATTTATTAGAATGTGCTAGACAGAATAAGAGCCTTAAGAAGTTCATCCATATATCAACAGATGAAGTCTATGGAGATATGGCAGATATTAGTATAGATGTTACAGCTGATGAGGAATTTCCCTTAGTTGCATCCTCTTATTACTCAGCGACTAAAGCATCTTCGGATATGTTAGTTCTTTCAGCTGCCCGAACATTTGGATTACCATACATCATTACTAGAACATGTAATAACTACGGAGAAAACCAACATTCTGAAAAATTCATCCCGACTATTATGAGATCAATTAAAGAAGGAAAGAAAATTCCAGTATATGGCGATGGCCAACATGTCAGAGAGTGGATAGACGTAACGGACAATACTCAATTGATATATGAGATAATGTTATCTGACAGAGTTAATGAAACATTTAATATAGGATCTGGCGAAAGATACACTAATTTAGAGATCATAGACATGATTGGAACTATGATGAATAAGAATCCAGAATATGAATTTGTTGCAGATAGATTAGGACATGATAAACGATATGCACTAAACAATGGTAAATTAAATTCTATTTTCGGAGAAACAATACCACTATCATTCGAGGAATATTTATTAGAACAAGTATATAATTTAAAACAAGAACAATTATGAATCCAGCATTAATCACAATGTTAAAAGCATCAGCAGAAGCTGATAGAGCAAAAGCCCTATTATCGTTAGATTTATTAGGAAATAAAGGAACAGGTATCGGAGATCATTCAACGGGTGACTTTTATAAGAACGCCGAAGAAGCACTAATCATGTTAGTAGATGCCGATGATAGGCTACACGCAATTGATAAGTATTATGGCTCCGTATTAGAAGCCTTATAGTAATTTAAAACTTTTTTGAAAATAAACAGCCCGAGATTTTTTTATCTCGGGTTTTTTGCTTATATTAGTATAGTAATTAATAAACAAGCAATAAATGAAAAGATATTCAAAAGGAATTAAAACCAACGACCACTCTTTAGCAGAAGTATTCTCATCATACGAATGTAATAGAGAAACTCAATTCGTAGAAGCCTTTTTTGGCAAAGAAGAAATGAACACTGTAATCGAAGCATGTGGTTTATCTAGCATTGAAGATATAGATAGAAAATTAGAAACTCCGATAACAATCGGAATGGCAACTAAAAGAGCCGACCTTACGTTTGAAGACGAAGGACAAATGTATTACTTTGAAGTGATGAGTCAATCTCAAAAAGGTAAATGGGACAATGATCACCATGAACAGTTCTATCTTAAATCTAATAGACTTAAACAAGATTACGAACAAGTATATTCCTTTGCTATCGCGTTTAAAGAATTCGATGCACCCTATCTTAATGAATTTTCTAAGATGGAAGATTCTTATGCAATTCACTTAAGATTTAACGACCAAGGTTATTTCGCAGATGTGTATGGAATAGAAGAAAAGAAGGAAAAGGTTACTGTTAAACTCGCTTCACTTGAAGAACTTGGTTTAAAATGGATGAAAGTTGCTTCATCTGAAATGGGATTCAAAAATAGAAAAGACTTACCACACCGTAGTAGATACCTTTATATTGGAAAGGCATATACTGGTTCTAGATTAGGTATCGAATGGGTTATTAATCAAAAGAACAATGACCTTGGAATTAAAATATCTGGATATTTAGTTAGAGATCATGGACTTAATAGAATCATCGATGAAACAGGAAAGATTCTTGATAGTATAAAATCTAAAGTTCCAGGTTTTGAATTCGTAAAAGAAAGTTCAGGTGCCAATGATAAAACAATTTCATTTAAATTTGACAACACCGATTTCTCAGAAGAAAACATAAAGCTATTGAAAGATATCACAGTTGCTTTCGCCGAAGAACTTGGAATGGAAAACTTATTAAAATAAAAGACATGACATTAAAAGAATTACAAATCTTATTAGAACGTGCATCAGAAAACATCAGATACGGAAATCCAGGCGATGAAACACAATGGGCTTATAACGAAGGAATCGAAGATCTTGCAATCGAATTAGAACAAATAGTAGAAAACAATAAAAAGAAAGATGGCATATTATAACGGACCTCGTAGAAAAAAGAAAGTAGATAGGAGTATTGTTAGAAGTAGAACAACATCCGACGATTTTGAAAATGCAAAGCAACGTGCTCTTGGAAATGAGGAAAAGAAGGTCACAACTTCAGGCTTTATTTTTAAGAATGGAATTCCCCACAAATTAGTAAATGGAGTATTAACACCACTTACGAAACTATAACGAAACAAAACACATATATAGAGTATAATAACCAAACACATTTTATGAAAAGTATTTTAGAAGAAGCAAATTCAATTGTAAACAACAGAAGCGAAGAAGCAGATCGTAATTACGGTCCTTTTTCAGAAGGTATGGATAGAGCAGCGATGATCTTTCAAGGTATGACAGGCCATGAAGTAACAGGTGCAGATATGTTTAAAGCATTAGTAGCCCTTAAATTTTCTAGAGAAAGCTACAATCATAAAAGAGATAACTTACTAGATGCAGTAGCATATATACAGGGTCTAGACAATTACATAAATGAAAAACAATAATCATATGAAAATAGCATTAGTATTAGCAAAAGGAGTTGAAGGATGTGGTCTTACAAGACACACTATTGAGTTTTACAATTGGTTGATTAAAGAAGGCCATGAGGCAACTATCTTTGCAGCTGTAGAAAAGAAATGGCCCCGCCATAAAACAACAGATATAGTTTGCACTGAATTTAAGAGAAAGGATATCCCTAATATTGCTAAAGAACTTGAAAAGAACGACGTAGTATATTATACATCATATCCTCACAAATCAGTAGGAGACGAATTCAATGAAGATTTTATTGAACATTGTATATATGGTTTAGAAAGTCCTATTAAAATTGGAAATTGCTTAGATCATAATACTGCAAACTTATCAAAGAATTACAAGTATTGGGAAATCATGAAATCCATGGATGCTATGTTTAATTATTCTGCAAGATCTAATTTTGCAAATAAATTAAGAGAGCATGCACCTGATACTCCTTTGATTGAAATGAATCTTAATTCATATGACTATGATGCATGGTCTAATACTGTAGTTCC